TAACCGACCGGTCAGGAAGGTACCCCTAGGGGGTATCCCCCCCTGGGGTCTCGAAAGGGGCTCTGACCAGCGCAAACGCGCTGAGAATGCATGCGATGCATGCTCGAGGATGCGATGCGATGCGATGCCTAGCAAAGGGTGCAATGCACCCCTATACAGCTCTGACGTGCAACGATGCCAAGTGCCGGCCAAACATCTAGCTAACTCTGTGTGTGCATACGCACACCACACCACAGTGCTGTGACCAGCACAAACGCACACCACACCACACACAACCGTGTGTGACCAGTGCAGACGCATACACACCGCATACGAACTGAGCAGCCTATGCACGCGGGTAGTTGGCTTGTGACCAGTGCCAACGGTGAGAGGTGACGGTGAGAGGTGAGAGTGCGACACCACACCGGGCAGACACCGCGGCGACAGCCGCAGACCAGCACACCGGGCACGTAGTGAGCAGCCTATGCACCGGGCTGGACTAGCCCACATACGGCCGCAGACGGCCGCCACGGGCCCACTACGGGCCCACCATTGCCGGGTATCCCTGCAGGTAGCGGGCCAATTTGCGTCTGGACTTGACATCCACCCGGCGGTGGTGTTTACTTGTGTCATCGCAGAGCACGACGGCGAGAGGCGGGTAGGAATACCGCGCCGGTGGCGGGGAAGATCCGCCAGCAAGTTTCTCCGGACTTGACATTCACCCGGCCACCGGGTAATGTCTGAGACACACCAACTTGGACCGGTGAGAACGAGCGGGTAGCGCCTTACGCCAGCGGCGCTAACGAGGGCATCGATGCGAATACCTAAACGGCCCGCTTGACATTCACCCGGACCATCCGGTAAAGTGAGAAACACGCAAGACCGAGCGGGACAATCTCCAATCTCCACGTCCTACGCCCCGCGATCGACGGGGCTGAAAGCTCAAAGAGCACGGCTTAAGGCAGAAATGTCGCCGGGGTTGTATCGATCTTGGGGCTCTGATGAGTCCGACAACACTAAATGTAGACCTGCGGGTAGCTTCTGATAGATAGCGCCTGATCCGCGGGGAGAATGAGACTACCGGGTAGCGGTGAGTAGTAGCTCACCGGGAACCTAACGGGAAGTGTTCGCACTGTCCCTAGTCGGTGCCGGTTCGATTCCGGCCTACCCACAATTGCCTGAGCTTTGATCTCAGGCTTGACATTTACCTGAGCTTTGAGGAGTAGCCATGCCCATGTTCGCTGAGCACCGAGAGGTGCGAGTCACCGCTCGCGAGTCGATCAAGACGCCGTTCGTCGCCCCTGATCAGGCACCGGTTCGGCTGGTCGACGCTGAGCTTGAGAAGGGTCTCAAGGGGTGGACTGACTTCGATCGCAAGGTCGAAGACCTGACCGGCGACCACCTGCCCAAAGGGTTCGCTGAGCGCCAGCTCGAAGAGATGACCGTAGGCACCGTTGTGCGCCGCACGACCGTGCGCCGCGAGGTTTCCCGCAAGCGCCCGACTAAGCGTCGTTGGGCGTAGTCCGACTTGACATTTACCCGAGAGGAATGCATGATGAATGCACAGCAGCGCGTTTACATCGACGGCAAGGTCTACGTCGCTCGAGGCAACAGCTACGTCCGCGTCCGCTGACTTGACATTTACCCGAAGGGACCACCCGTGGATCACCTCGAAATAGCCATCGAACTGCGGACTCTCGCAGAGCTGCACAAGAACAAAGGGAACGTGGCGTACGCAAAAGCCCTGGTCAACCAGGCATCTGCGTGCTCTCACGGTTTCGGAAACGTCGAAGACTACGCCCGGATTCTGGGCAAAGCCGAGGAGGCACTGTGACCACCCGTGTAGAGAACATCCTGATCAAGGCAGACTTCGGAGCTGCCGTGATCGCTGGCCTGCAGGGATCGACAGACGTGGCCTGGGCCCGCAAGGTGTGGGCTGAGCTGCGCGAGAGCGTTGGCTACAAGCGTTCGGCCGCGGCCATCCTGACCAGCGGTGCGTCTCAGCAGAAGCTGTCGAAGAACAGCCTGCCCAGCTTCGGGCTCATGCTGACCCCTGAGCGAGGTCTGATGGCGGCAAGCCTTCGGGACGTGCGTGACGCGTTCGGGCTGACCGGAGCGTTCAACCTGTGCCCGATGGCGTCCAAGGGATGCGCCGCGGCGTGCCTGTCGCGTTCGGGCCAGTCAGGCATGCCTGCCCAGCAGCGTGCTCAAGCTGTGAGGACCGCCATGCTGCTCTCGCATCCGGTCCTGACCGGTCTGCTGATCGGTGACGAGATCCGCAAGGCATTGCGTAGGCATGGCCGGATCAACCTGCGGCTCAACACAACCAGCGACATCCGCTGGGAGATCGTCGCACCTGAGATGGTCGCCGAGCTGTCGCGTGCTGGCGTGCTGATGTACGACTACACCGCGTGGGCACCGAGCGATCGTGCCGAGTCTTCGGACTACAGCCTGACCTACAGCGCCAAGGAACCGTCGCACACCAGCGACGACTACCTGCAAGGCATCCTCGCCAACGGCGGCAACGTCGCGATGCCGTTCACCACGGCACGCGGTGAGGCTCTGCCCAAGGCGTGGAACGGATTCCGAGTCATCGACGGCGACAAGTCTGACGAGCGCCGCAACGACCCGCGAGGCGTGATCGTCGGCCTGCGTGCCAAGGGTCACGAATGGAAGCGCGACAACTCTGCCGGTTTCATCCGCTCAGCTTGACATTTACCAGGGAGGCAAGACATGGCACAGATCCAGCACATCGACATGAAGGGTGGCCGCTACACCTTCGACGTAGACATCTACGCCGTGGTGTGGAACGAGCACATCACCTACGGGGAGCGCCAGCTCCGAGCGATCGTCGCCGAGGAGACCGGCTGCGACTCGATCCGGGACATCGCGCAGGAGCTTTCACGCTTCGAGCTGATCGGCATGCTCGCCGACTTCGAAACCGCACGTCAAGGGAAGGACAACTACTGATGTTCACCATCGTCGTCACCAAGGTCGACTTCACCAAGAGCGCCGAGGTATCCGGCAGCCACGTCGCGGTGGTCATCGACCACCTCGAGGCTTCGGCCAAGCGCAACGGCTTCGAGATCGTCCACGTCGCCGAGAACCACTACGGGGACGTGATTCGCGACGGCCAGATCGTCGCGATGTGGGAGGTCCAGGCCGCGTGAGCTTCGAGACCTGGCTCAAGCACGTCGACGGGATGCTTTGCAAGGCATGGGGAGTCACCACGCGTGACATCGCAGACCGGTGCTACCGGGACGCGTACGAAGACGGCGAGTCACCGGCCGCGGTGGTTCGCGACATTCTCCGAGAAGGGATCGATGCGCTGTGAGGGTCTTCGTCTACTGGAACCTGCACCGAGGCATGTGGAGCGTCAAGGCTCTCGAAGGACCGGACAAGGGCCGAGTCATCGCACGCCACCAGCACGTCGTGCTCCGCAACGTCACCGGCAAGGTATCGGAGGCGGGACGCCAACGCGTCCTGCGTGAGGGACGCAAGAACGTCCACGCCGGCCTGGTCGGCGAGCTGGTACAAGGTGAGGCTGTGATCCTGCCCAAGGAGGCACGCCCGGTCACCTACAACCCCCGCAAGTACTCATCGTTCGTCCACGCGGACGACGAGACACCGTTCGAAGGGTCCGACCTCGCGGTCCTGGCCCATCGTGCTGTGTACGCCGCTTGACATCCACCCAACCACCAGAAAGGCATCACATGACCGTCATCGAATCGGCCGACTACGCCGCGAATCGTAAAGAGCTGCAGGCAGATCCGATCGTCTGCGCTCTGACCATCGAGCTGTTCCACGCGCCAGAGGGCACGTTGGCCACGCTCACGCACGACGACGGCTCCCCGAACTTCGCGTTCATGCAGGCGGTGAACCGCGAGTACGCGAAGCGCGGAGGCAACGGAGCCGAGTCCATCGGAGCTGTGGCCCACGCCATCCTCGCCAACCTCGAGCTGATGCGTGACTTCAAGGTCTCGCGGGCCAAGTCATGACAGCGCGGGATCCGATCGACATCGCCAACGAGCTGCTCGCAGACCAACTTTGGAGGGAAGAAGAGTGAAGAAGCGCACACGCAAGAAGCTCAAGAAGCACGGCACCACCGTCGCGATCGCCTTCGCGACCACGGTGTTCACGCTCGCGCTGGGCACCACCAAGGCTTCGGCCGACACGGTGAACCTGACCGAGCTTCGGACGGTCGACGGCGTCGACTACCCCGTGTGCTTCGTCGAGGACTGCAGCGACCAGCCCGGACAGATCGGGCTCTGGGAGGACAAAGACACCGGCAACTGGTGGCTCTCTCTGGGAGAGCGGAGCTACCTCGTCGTGGACGACACCGTCACCGACATCGACTGAGAGGCAAGACATGACGAGCGACCGTGGCCGCGAGCACGCGGAGCGCCGCGCTGCCCAGGCTGCGGCGGCTCGCAAGCACACCAACCGCAAACGAGCAATCAAGCGCCCAGGCAAGGGCAACCGGAACAACTGGAAGAAGGATCGATGATGGACAGCAAGACCGCGAAGATGCAGAGCCGCGTTGCCAAGCTTCTGCGGCAGGCCGAGGACGTGGTGGGCACGCCGGAAGAGGCTGTGTTCCAGGCGAAAGCCTTCGAGCTGATGGCCAAGTACGGCATCGAGATGGCCCAGGTCGAGGCGACCAAGGCCGGTCTGGACATGACCGAGATGCCCGACGCGATCAAGTGGGAGGCGACGGTCTCCGGGAAGTACGTCGCTCAGCAAGCCTTGCTGCTCCACGGCATCGCCCGTGCGCTGCACTGCAAGACGGTCTACACGACCATCGGAGGCACCAAGAGCCAGCGCGTCTACGTGTTCGGCATGCAGCGCCACGTCGAGCGTGTCCAGTTCCTGTGGGACATCCTGCGCCCGCAGATGCTGCGCCTGGTCAACGAGGTTCGACCCGAGACCATGCACCAGCGCACCAAGTACGACTGGCGCACAGGCGAATACCGCACCGTGTCCGGTGCTGGCCAGGTCAAGAGCTACCGCCGCGCGTGGATCGCAGGCTTCGCCCAGACCATCGGTGATCGTGTCCGCGCCGAGGAGAGCAAGGCCGTGGAATCGGCCGGCGGTGGCGCTCTGGTGCTCTACCGGGACGACAAGGCTCGAGCCCAGCAGGCTCTGACCAAGGCGTTCCCGAGGGTCCGCGTGACCCGGAGCAACACCAGCTACAACAGCAGCGGCTACGCCCACGGGCAGCGTGACGGTCGCAACGCGTCGATGCAGAGGTCGCTGGCGTCGTGAGACGCCTGCTCCTGTCGCTGGTCCTCCTGGCTCTGACGGCTGTGGCTGTCATCCAGGTTGGGCCAGCCCCCGCTCACGCAGAGGTATCGGTCGAGTGCTGGACACACCTCGCCGAGCATCCCGGCACGACCCCCGGTGCCGATCGGCGATACCACCTCGAACACGGCGAGTTCTCGCCCTGCACAGAGCAAGACGCGAACGAAGACCGGGGGGCGGTGGGTACGAGGGGGCCCGCCGCCTCCCCTGACGATGACAAGCCCGACAAGAAGTCCCGCTACTGCAGAAAGCATTGGTACTGCTGATGCCATTCAAGGCGAAGTGCAAGGACTGCACATGGAAGTGCAGGTCGGAGAGCGAGAGTTTCGTGCGCTTCGCCGCACAGGCTCACGCGGGCAACCAGAGGCAACACCGAGTCAAGGTCAAGGAGAAGTGATGGACGACTTCAAGCTCGAAACCGATTGCGGCCACGACTCATGGCGGCTGGTCGAGACCGGCTACGTCCGAACGTGGAGCACCGAGATCGACCCGGAGAACAAGACCGTCATCGCGGTCTACACAGGGTCCGAAGACTTCAGCGAGTCCGGTGACGGTGATGAGCACCTGCAGTGCTCGATCTGTCTGGACACCAAGCCTCTGCCCGAGGGATGGGAGATCGACTGGCAATGACCGTTTCCATCGGGGACATCGACAAGCTCAAGGCCGCGCACGAAAGCTTCAAGGCCATGCTCGACGCCAAGCAAGAGTTCATCGATGAGTACAACGACGACGACGGCAACGAGCCCGACTGCGGCTACGAGGTCTGGGACGAAGAGATCGCCGACTACAACCATGAGCTGGCCTACCTAGGCGAGCTGCTGTTCGATGCCGTGGGCAAAGCCCTTGGCCTGAAGGAGGATTCATGAACGATCTCGAACAGAAGGTCAACCGTCAGATCGCCGCGTTCCAGGTCTTCATCGAGACGTGGGGCGACGGCTACCTGGCCGGTGACATGGCGGACAAGCTGACGTGCATCGAAGCAGAAGCCATCGCCGAGCTGTTCCGCGCTTTCGGCGAGACCCGCACCGCCGAGGCGTGGATCGAGTCCCACGCGTACGGCGACGACTGCGGGGACATGCACTGCCAGTGCGACGACCCCGAGTGCATCAAGGAGAGAGAGCCCGGTTGCCCCTGCGGCGATCCGCGCTGCGAGAAGGAGGAGTGACGTGGCCCAGGACCACAAGATCACCAAGTACAACGTCCGACCGCTCGAGGAGAACAACGAGCTGACCGGTCTGTCCATCCAGCGCACCGAGCGTTGGGAGCGCCGCGCCGACAACGGCCGCGTGCTCGACTACGGCACGACCACGAACGTCGGCGACCCGCTGGAGATCCCTGCGTCGAAGGTCGCAGACCTCGTCCGAGAGCTGGTCGACTGGCCGATCTACTTCGCGACCGGCGCTGCCGCAAGGGAGGGATGACCGCCCAGCTGAGTTTGCTGGGAACGAACTACCACTGCGGAAAATCAAGGTCAAGCGGACTGTGGTCCGCGGCGACTTCGTGGCCAACCTGAGCATCTTCTCAGGGGGTGAGCACACAGGAAGCTACCAGAAAGGGTTCTGACGAAATGTACGTTGACGACATCGATGACCTCGAAGAACTCGAGGAGCTTCGTGACGAAGCCGCCAGCTTCCTCCGAACGCACCCCCACAGCACGCAGGCCCAGTGGGATCTGGAAGACATCGAAGAGCGCATAGACGAGCTAACCGGTGAGGATGACATGCGAGATTAGGTTCGCGGGGGGACGCGTTTGCTCCTGTCACACCCCGTGTGTACATTACGCAAGCGTCAATGATCGTTCCGAAGATGTAAGGGTGCGCTCCAGCCGCCTCAGCCAGAGGCGCGGCGCACCGTGTGGGGGCCACAACTCAATACGGCGGGCTTCAGCACAAACCGAGAGGGAATACACTTGACAGGCACCAACATGTCTCCGTGAGATTCACGTTGACATTTACCTTTCTCATGGAGGGAAACATGAGCGGCAAAATCTCAACCCTCGGCGTCATCAAATCCCCGTCGAGGACAGCACTGACCCTCAGCACGATTGAGGATCTCGTAGGGAAGGGGTACAACTACCGAGAAATCGGCGACATGCACGGCGTGACGCGCCAGGCCGTCGAGTGGCAGGTCAAGACCTACGGGGGACGCTTGAACACACGGCAGCAGGTCAAAGCTCTGTGGCCGTTCGAGACGCTCTCGATTCACTCGAAGTCGAAGGCTTTCCAGTCTCTCCGCGACCACGGCGAGTACATGAGACAGCAGAGCTTCCGAGGCTTCTCCGAAGAGAAGAAGAAGCGGCTGATCTCCTGGTGGCGTCGTCTGCGCGAGCAGAACGTCGTGCTTGAGTTCGACCCGAACATCCCACCGATGCCAGGCATGGCCGGTGGAGGCTTCAGGTACGTCCAACGTGAGGAGCGGGACGGCGATTGCCTGATTCGGGTGAACGAGCATGTCCGGCCCGAGATTCTTGATGAGGACGGCACCCTCAACGCCAAAGCAGAGCTGCTGTGGACGTGGCCGCAAGGCATCGAGGATCTCATCGCTCCCGAGTAACCGCTCTACCCGGTTGTGTGCTCCAGATGCGTTGGGCACACAGCAGATTGGAATGCACAAGTCATGGCGCTCAAGCAGCTCGTCAACCTGTTCCCCGAAGTCGTCCACGGTCCTGTCCGAACGATCGTGGATGAACCGGGGTGGTTGTACGCACAGACCTGCGACACATGGTGGAAGGGATGGGAGCACCTGGATCCGGTCTCTATCCTCCTCGTCTATCGCAGCCCTCTGGTCACAGACACCGGCAAGATGTACCGGCCGGTATCGAACCTGATCCTCGCGGCTAACCGCTTCGAGGTATACGGCAGAGGTTCCAGAGAAGACCTCAATTGGATGGGGGAGCGCGGAGAGTTCCTGGTGGCCAAGATGACTCAGGCTGATGCGTTCCCCGTCGACCCTCGAACGGTCACGGTGGAAGAGGTACGAAGCCGGATCATGACCGCGGTGGGAGACCTGCTCAACAAGACGATGGCGGTTGCATGACAGAGATCACCGAGAAGAAGCTGCCGCTGCGAAGCGTCAGCCAGATCAACCAGTACACGCGCTGCCCGATGGCATACAAGCTGGCGCGGATCGACAAGGTGTGGGCGCGGCCAGCAGCGTGGCTGCCGCAGGGCACCGCCTTCCACACGGTCGCGGAGGTCTACGAGAAGGCTCTGGCCGAGGGCCGAGAGATGAACCTCGAACGGGCCCAGGAGATCTTCCGCGAGGAGTACGCCAAGGACATCGGCGAGCTGTGTGCCGAGACCCCGAACTTCGACTGGTGGTTCCACAGCGGCCCGTACAACGGGGAGCGGGACATCGAGCGTCGATTCCACATCGGCCTTGAGCAAGTCGAGAAGTTCATCGCCTGGCGCACGACCAAGGGCCAGACGATCTGGGTCACGCCCGAGGGCAAGCCGGCCATCGAGCTGTCGTTCAACATCGAGCTGGACGGCATCAAGGTGCGGGGCTACATCGACGCTGTGGTCGTCGTCAACGGTGAGCTGAGGGTCCGGGACTACAAGACCGGAAACAAGCCCGGAGACGACTTCCAGCTTGGCGTCTACGCGCTCGCTGTGTCGATGCTCTTCGGCATTGAGCCGCCGCGGACAGGCGACTACTTCATGGCGGGGAAGAAGGGCAAGAAGCCGGTCGTGACCGAGCCCTACGACCTCACCGAGTGGACGCGTGAGCGCATCACCGAGAGGTTCCATGAGGTCGAGGCGAAGATCCAGGCCGGGGAGTTCCCGGCCATGCCTGAGACCGACAAGTGCAACTTCTGTGATGTGAGTTACAACTGCCCCGTTTTTCAGTAGTCCACCTTGTCATTTACCGAAGTGTCACCTTCCCTATAAGGCAGGCAGATGAAGGAATACAGAAAGTCCCTCGACACCGAGGGCAACGGATACACCTACGTGGAGCTGGGCCCCATTCCCGAGCTACCGCCCTGGCACGTCCAGTCCAACCCGTCGCGCTGGCCGTTCCCGAAGGAGAAGGCCGCGTTCCGGTTCGCCGAGGCAACCAAGGCCGACCACCCGAACCGCGAGGTGGCGGTGGCCACACCGGACGGGCAGAGGTTTGTGATGTGACCTACTTGACATTCACCGAAAGGAAGCGATGACCAACTGGGATCCGAACCACCCGCTGCTGAGGTCACCGGCCGCGCCGCATGAGACCGCAGCGGTGCTGCGGATGCACCGCGCTGGCTACAAGGGCGCTCAGATCATGAAGATCCTCAAGCTCCGGGGTACGCGGCTGATGTCGCAGATGCAGAAAGCCTTGGACGATGAGACCCGAGCGGCCCACGCTGGCCGCGACATTCACGACGCCAAGATCACCGTGGAGAGGAACAAGTGACGCCTACAGAGAGACTCCGCGAGGACATCCGGTCGGTGGTCAACCACTGGCTGCACCACGGCGGTGGATCGCTCACGTCGCTGACCGACGCGGTCTACGACTACATCCTCGACACCTACGGCCCGCCGTTCTGAGAGGAGAACATGTACACCCCACGGCAGTCGCTCTACATCCGCGGCTCAGCCGGTGATCCGCTGCCCACGGTGTGGAACGCGCTTGAGATGAAGGGCACCCAGCTCCGACGCGGCCAGCTCGTCCTGGTCTGCGCGGGTCCGGGCACCGGCAAGTCAGCGTTCGTGCTGGCCTACGCGCTCAAGAGCAAGGTTCCGACGCTGTACTTCAGCGCCGACTCCGACGCGTTCACCCAGCTCTCGAGGTCGGTGTCCATCCTGAGTGGATGGTCGCTCGAACGCGCTACGCGGGCTGTGCGAGACATGACGATCCCCGACGACATCGGCAACGAGCTGGACGCTCTGCCGATCCGGTTCAACTACAAGGCGTCACCCTCGCTGGACATCATCGAGGAGTCCCTGGAGGCGTATGACGCGCTCTACGAGGACTACCCGGCGCTGATCGTCGTGGACAACATCACCAACGTACGCACCGACAGCGGTGACAGCGACGACCCGTTCGCGGGGCTTGAGTCGCTGATGGACTACCTGCACGAAATGGCCCGTGAGACGGGCTCATGCGTGATCGGGCTCCACCACGTCACCGGCCCGTACAACGACGGCAACAAGCCGATCCCGTTGTCGGGCATCAAGGGCCAGATCGGGCGCGTGCCCGAGATGGTGCTCACCTTGAATCGCGTGTCGGACGGCTTCGGCCCCGACTCGCTCAACGTCTCCACGGTCAAGAACCGAGGTGGGAAGTCCGACGCGTCGGGCCAAGACTTCGCCTCGCTCGAGTTCGTCGGAGACACCATGCAGATCAACGACTTCGGTCGCTGACTTGACATTCACCAGAAAGTAGCGCACATGGAAATCAAGAAGGTAATCGCCGCAGCACTGGTCGCCATCGCCGTCATCTTCGGCCTGACGGCCTGCGAGGGCGACACCGGAGGCTCGACCACGACCGACACGTACCCGCACGGGTTCATCTACGTGCCGCCGATGGGCAAGTCCCCTGGCGTAGGACCGATCTTCTACTGATCGTTCGAGCAGGCCCGAGTTCCCACGGCGAGGAGCCGGTAACCAACGCGGTGATTGGTGGGAGACACTCCGCTACTCGGGCGTGCTTTTGCTCGCTCAGACACTTGACATTTACCCCAACGGAAGGAACCGCCACAGTGGCAACCCCGAACGCAATGCCGAAGAAGGCCAACGTGATTCACCAGCAGATCCTCTCCGGGCTGCTGGCCACCAAGCCGGCCACCTGGGCTCGCAAGACCCTGGTCAAGGACAAGGACGGCAAGGAGTCGGTCGTCAAGACGACGGTCACCCACCTCGAGCCTCGGTTCCCGCTGGCTCGCAACGTGTCGGACTTCAGCATCGACCGCACCGCGAGGCGGTGGCTCTGATGGCGGTCCAAGACACCAGCCGCGAGGCGTACCAGTCGGTGCTGCCAGAGATGTCCGATCGCAAGCGCGAGGTCGTCAACACGGTCAAGGCGCACGGCCCGCTGTGCAACCGCGACATCGCGGCGCTGACGGGACGGCCGATCAACGAGATCACGCCTACGGTTCTGAGCCTGCGTGAGGACGGCGTTCTGGCGCTGTCGCACAAGGGGATCTACGAGCTGACCGGGCGTCGAGTGATGTTCTGGAAGGTCGCATGAAGCACAAGACGATAGTGACGGCCGACGGTTTCCGCGTCGGCGTTACCGAGGTCGGTACCGGCGTCCCGCTGGTGTTCCTGCACGGCATCAGCGTGAGCGCCCAAGCCTACGAGGAGCTGTTCGTCTACCTCGCGGAGAAGGGATTCCGAGTCATCGGTCTCGACGCGGCCAACCACGGCGACAGCGGCACGCTGCCGTGGGGACACACGATCGAGGACATGACCAACGTGACCCTCGGCGCGTTGGACGTACTTGACATTCACCGAGCAGTCTTCGTCGGCCACTCGATGGGTGGCGGGATGGTGGTCGAGATCGCGGCTCGTCATCCTCACCGGGTCGCCGCCGCGGTCCTGCTGGACGCGGCTGCCGGTGCCGAGCACCACAAGGGCGTGGCGATCACTCCTGGCCCGACGATCCCCTACCGGTCGGTGAAGTTCTTCTTCGGAGGGCTGACCGACGTGATCGGCGATGGCATCAACGCCCTCAAGTCGCGGACGCCGCGAGAGCGGCTGGAGATGCTGGGCAACCTCCGCGAGTCGGTCTCCGGGCTGCGGTTCGTCCGGTCGGCCTACGCGCTGATGAAGGCCGACACGGTGCCTCTGCTGAAAGCCATGCAGCGCCACGGCGTGCCCACGGCCGTCCTGCACGGCCTGCACGACCAGATCGTCCCGTACGAGGCCGGTCTGAGCGCGGCCAAGCTCACCGACGCGACGTTCTACGGGGTCGACGGCTTCCACTCATGGATGATGGCCGACCCGGAGCTGGCGGGAGACCTCATCGCCCTGGCCCTGCTGGACCTGTTCCCGCAGCGGTACATCTTCGGAGTCGGCTGATGGGCTACGTGACCGGCTACTGCATTCTCGCCGGTCTGCTGGCGTGGTTCTGCCTCTGCTGTGACGCCCGAGAGGAGCGTGAGCGTGGCCAGGCGGAAGAAAGCCGCACCGAGACCTGACTCCGGGAAGTGGTGCGTCGACTGCAAGGCCGAGGGGATCAAGTCACGGCGCAAGACGCCGTGGCCGGGACCGCGGTGTGCCACCCACCACCGGGTGGTTAAGCAGACGCGCTCCACAGGCACCTGGGCGGCGAGAATCCTTGCCACCTATGGGATCACCGAGGACGAGTACTGGGCGATCTACGAGTTCCAGGGCGGTCGCTGCTACATCTGCCAGCGAGCCAACGGCAAGCACAAGCGCCTGTCGGTCGACCACGACCACAAGACGGGCATCGTCCGCGGGCTGCTCTGCACGATGTGCAACAAGTACACGCTGGGCTGGGCGAGGGACTGCATCGACTTCTTCAAGAGGGCCATCGAGTACCTGAAGAATCCGCCTGCCGTTCAGGTCATCGGGGAGCGTGTCGCGCCGGTCGAGGCCGACAAACTCGCGTCCTGACCTTGTCATTTACCGAGAGGAACACATGAGATACCGAGTCGAAGCGATCATCCACGACAACGAGCGTGACGAGGGCGACATGGCCCTGTTCATCGAGGGAGTCCTCGAGGGCCAGTTCAACGGCCGGGTCGAGGACTGCAGTGTCTACGCCATCTTGCTATGACTCGCCGATCGCCAAGGCGATCATTCGCTACTACCCAGACTGGGAACCACCGGCTGACCACTACGAGTGGAACAAGTGCCTGTGCCCATTCCACGGGGACGAAACGCCCTCTGCCGCAGTCAGTTACGACCTGCAGGGGTTCAACTGCCTGGCCTGCGGTGTCAGGGGAGACGTGATCTCGATCATTCGACACGAAGAGGAGGTGAGTTTTGCAGAGGCTCAGCGAATCGCAGCGGGACTATCTGTGGGAGGCGGCAACCAAGTACCGAGAAAGCCTGAACGGAAGTCCAGCCGCCGCGTATTTGGAGAGTCGCGGCCTGCTCGAACATCAAGTCCGCGTGTTCGGACTGGGATACGTGGGAGACCCACTCCCTGGTCATGAGTACTACCGAGGCTGTCTGGCGATCCCGTACATGCGCTGGTCGCCCTGGCGGAACTGGTCGGTAGCGGCGATCAGATACCGCCGAATCGACGGTGGCACACCGAAGTACCTGTCGATGCCAGGGGAGAAGGACCGGCTGTACAACACGGTCGCTCTGACCAAGTACTCGAAGGACATGGCGATCTGCGAGGGCGAACTCGACACGATCACCGCCGAGCTGTGTGGCATCCCCACGGTGGGCCTGTCGGGGGCCCAGAAGTGGAAGCCGCACTTCCGAGAGCTGTTCCTTGGCTACCGGAACGTGAACATCCTGGCCGACGGCGACGACGCCGGTATGGAGTTCGCGAAGTCGGTAGCGAAGACGCTGCCGAACGCACGAATCATCCCGATGCCTGATGGCGAGGATGTCAACTCACTAGTAACGAAACAGGGCAAAGACGCTCTGCTGGAAAGGATCTGATGCGGACCATGTTCGCCCCAGTGACCGTGTACACGCAGCCACTGTGCAAGCCGTGTGACCGAGTCAAAGAGAAGCTGACCGAGGCCGGCATCGAGTTCGACGCGGTCGACCTCAGCGCCAACGCCGAGGCGTACACCTACGTCCGCGACGTGCTCAAGGCCCGGTCGACGCCGGTCGTCATGACCGACGTTTTCGACCCGATCATCGGCTACCAGCCCGACAAGCTGGCTGACCTCATCGACTACTTCACCGCATCGGAGACCGGACTGTGAGCATCCTGACCACCGCCGAAGAGATCATCAACGGACAGCGAGCCCTCGACTACGGGGACGCCAAGGAGAACCACGAACGCATCGCGGGTCTGTGGAGCGCCTACAAGCGCGACACCGAGTTCTCCCCGGAGGACGTGGCCGTGATGATGATCCTGCTGAAGATCGCACGGCTCATGGAGAACGGCTACCACAACGACACCGTGGTCGACATCGCCGGTTACGCAGGCGTTCTCGAGAAGATGCAGCTCCCCGCGGAGCAGCGTTACCCGGTGAAGGAGCTTGACGGCTTCGTGAAGTTGTCCCTCGAAGAGCCCCGCCAGTGGCCCTCGCTGTACAGCACCCCGTGGAAGGTCAAGGTCACCGACGCGGACGGCGATCTCTACGAGGCCATCAACCAGCGTTGGTACTGGCACGGTCGTGACCGCTTCCTGAGTTACGAAGAGGTCAAGGACATCTCGCCGAGCTTCGGCCCATTCACGGAGGTCAAATGACAGACCGCATCGTCGTCATCCCGGACACCCAGATCCCGTTCGACGACCCCCGCGCCATGCGGGCGGTCATCAGGTTCATCGGGGACTGGAAGCCGGATGCCGTCATCCACATCGGTGATCTGATGGACTACCCGTCCCCAGCTCGCTGGAGCAAGGGCACCGCCGAGGAGTTCTACCCGGTGATGCTCGAGCACAACGAGCAGGCCAAGCGGCGGCTCCTGGGCCCGCTCCGCAAGGTCTACGACGGGCCGATAGGCGTCCATGAGGGCAACCACGACCTGCGTCCACGGGAGTACCTCACCAAGTACGCTCCCGCGCTCGCGGAGTTCGAGGGGGCGTTCCACATCGAGAACCTGCTGGACTTCGACGGTTTCGGCATCGAGCTGCTGCCCGAGTTCAACGAGTTCGCTCCGGGCTGGGTCACCACCCACGGCCACCGCGGCCAGATGAGCATCTCGCGGATCGCTGGTGCGACCGCGCTCAACGGAGCGAAGCGGTTCAACAAGTCGGTCGTGATGGGCCACACCCACCGCCTGGGCGTGATCAGCGAGTCCTTCGGGTTCGGCTCTGTCGTCGGCAAGCAGGTCACCGGCCTCGAGGTTGGCAACCTCATGGACATGAAGGCAGCGTCCTACCTGAAAGGTGGAACTGGCAACTGGCAGCAGGGATTTGGCCTGCTGACGGTCGATGGTCCGTACGTCAAGCCCGAGATCGTCCCGATCGAGCACGGTCGGTTCGCGGTCGACGGCCGAGTTTGGAAGGTCTGACACTTGACATCCACCCTGCCCTACCTGCACAAGAACGCCCGATCGAGGCGGATCACCCGCAAGGAGGTCCGCGAGGTGTTCGCGGAGGAGACCACACGCAGCCTTCCTCACGGCCTGGACCGGGAGGAGTACCTACGGAAGGTGATGCCTTGACCGACGAGGAACTGAACAAGCTCTTCCGAAAAGCCGTGTCCAAGGCGCTGATCGGTTGGGAGACCGATCTGACAGCCGATGACATCGTCAACGAGCTGTGGATCTGGTACCTCGACTCTCCCTACGTCCGGGGCGTCATCGAGAAGCGGCCTCCCGGCAAGAAGGTCATGTTCGTCCGCATGCAGGTGTTCAACATCCTGACGGGCGAGGCCAAGGCCCGAGACCTCTTCGAGGCTCGCAGTCCGTACTCGTCGGACAACGTCAAGGACGCCCTCAAGGGCGAGTCGACCAACCACTACCTGGTCGACATCCTGCCGATGGCCATCGAGGCGCTCCGTAACGAGAACTACGCGGAGGCGCTGAGGAGCCGGTACACGGACGGCGTCGTGCCGAAGGAGAACGCTCCGAAGCAGACGCTGAAGTGGGCGGTCAAGTCGCTGACCGAGACCGTCAACTACATCGCGCTCACCGCCGGGATCAAGAAGGACGAGAACGGCAAGGTCATCGTCAAGGACGGGCCTGGGAGCAGGAACGCTGTCTTCCCTGACATCCGAAAGGTGCAGGGGGACGGTCACTCCGACCCCACGGCGAACATCGCGATGATGCTCATCGAGCATCCCGAGCTGCGTGATGAGTACCTCCATGAAACTCCGCTCCCCGAGTTCCTTGGGGGGAGGTGCTGATGCACAACATCATGGATCCCACGTTCAACGGGATGCCCGGTTCGGAGATGTACCGCGGCGAAGTGTTCCCCGAGCTGTTCCCCGGCCCGCGTATGCGGCTCGAGAACTGGCCGCAGGAAGACCTCGAGCAGTACGTCGGCGGGATCTTCACCCCCGGCTACGGGAAGCGGGCTGAGTGAGGAAGGGCACCAAGGTCGTCATCGAGCGCGACGAATCGAAGTACCCGGCCACCCGCACCTGGAAGCGATTCCGGGGCAAGAAGGGCGTCGTGACTTGCGAGGTCCGCGGCGGTGGCCCGATCGAGTACGGCGTCTCGTTCTCCGGTGGCGACTCCGCTGACGCCTATTTCAAACGGCACGAACTGACTGAGAGGAAGTAGTGGCAGACGACGAAATCCCCTGGGGGCCAACAGGAAGGTTGGTTTATGAGCGCACCTACGCCCGGACCAAGCCAGACGGCTCCAAGGAGACCTGGGCCGAGACCGTTGAGCGAGTGGTGGATGGCAACCTACGACTCGTTGACGCACGGCACCAGCTACCTGATGAGCGTGAGCAACTCATCAGGCTCATGGAGCAGTTCAAGATCCTGCCTGCTGGACGGCATCTTTGGGCATCCGGGGTGCGAAACGCACAGCACTTGTTCAATTGCTGGGTTGCAGGGTGGACCGACCGGGTGTCGGACCACTTCTCCTTCACCTTCCTGCGTCTCATGGAGGGCGGGGGAGTAGGGGCGAACTACAGCAACCACTACCTCGAGCACTACGGGGCGGTTCAGCAGGAGCTGTACGTCCACATCGTCTGCGACCCAGACCATCCCGACTACGAGTCGATGAAGGCGGCAGGCATCCTGTCTACCGAGTACGACCCGGACTGGGTCGGTGCCTTCGAGGTCGAGGACTCGCGGGAGGGCTGGGCGGCAGCCCTGGTGGACCTGATCGACACCCACTACCGGGACGAGGTCAGTCACTTCCAGCGCGTGTACGACGTGTCACGGGTTCGGCCGGCCGGGTCGAAGCTCAAGACGTTCGGCGGGACGGCGAGCGGCCCTGAGCCGTTCGCTCTGATGCTGATCAAGGTCGGCAAGCTCCTGTCGCAGCACGCCTACGAGGGTCTGGCTCTCAGCGGGCTCAGCGCGATGGAGATCGATCACGCGATCGCCTCCTGCGTGGTGGCTGGCGGTGTGCGCCGGTCGGCGCGGATGTCGATGATGCACTGGAAGGACCGACAGGTCGAGGAGTTCATCAACATCAAGGCCACCTCCGGTGAGCACTGGACGACGAACATCTCGGTCGAGGTCGATGACGAGTTCTGGCAGGCGTTGAAGGACGCCGAGAAGAGCCCGGAGGAAGCGGGGCACCTGTCCTGCTACTGCGCGTCGGCCAAGCGCATCATGGCGGCGCTGAGCGAGGGAGCCGTCCGCAACGGCGAACCGGGAATGTGGGACAGCTCGCTGTCCAACGTCGGGGAGCCCAACCGGGTGGTCTGCACCAACCCCTGCGGCGAGATCACGCTCGAACCGTGGGAGCCCTGCAACCTCGGCCACATCAACCTGGCGGCGTTCGTCACCGACGCCGGGAAGACCGACTACCTCGATCTGATCCGGGCCCACCGTCTGATGACGCGGTTCCTGATCCGGGCGACGTTCTCGGCCGTGGCCGATCCGAAGAGCCGGGAGGTTCTGGATCGCAACCGGCGCATCGGTGTTGGGCATCTGGGTGTGGCGTCCTATTTGGCCCTCACGGGCCGTAGGTACTCACAGGCACCCGGAGACAAGCGGTTCACCGCTTTCTTGCGGGAGCTGGCGTCTGAGGTCGACTCTGAGGCGTCCAGGTTCTGCCATGAGTTGCGGATCCCGGTCCCGGTGAAGAAGCGGACGGTCGCGCCCACAGGCACGGTCGCGAAGCTGGCGGGAGTCAGTGAGGGGATTCACCCGATCTTCTCGAAGTACTTCAACCGGCGTATCCGGTTCAACAAGCTCTCGGACGCCGCGGCGCTCGAAGAGCAGGCCGCGCTGGGCTACCACGTCGAGGACGACCTGTTCGCTCCGAACACGGCGGTGGTCACCATCCCGACCAAGGACACGCTCGTCCAGGCCGTGGTGGACCGGTACGGGCGTGACGCAGAGGAGATCGTTGAGTCGGCCGACGACTTGACATTGACCGAGCTTCTAGCCTTCCAGGCGCTCTACCAGACGTGCTGGGCCGACAACGCGGTGAGCTTCACCGCCAACGTCGACCCCAACATGTACGAGCCAGAGTCGCTGGCAGAAGTTCTCCAACGGTTCGCAGGGCTGATCAAGGGTTCCACGATCTTCCCGGAGGCGAGTTTCCCACAAGCTCCGTACGAGCGAATCACCAAGCAGCAGTACGAATCTGCTGCAGCCAAAGCCGTCGAAGACGGTGTCGATGAAATGTGCGCCAACGGCGCATGCCCGATTAAGTGAAAGGTAGTCATTTGTCCTACGAAGATCCGTGGAGCACGGCCCCCGCACAGCAGTCCGAGCCCGAGCCGCCTGCCCCTGCAGCAGCTCCGGTAGCGACCACCGCCTCCGCGGCGGCTGTCGATTCGGTGTCGGTCCAGCACTCCACCGACGGGGTGTCGGCGACGTTCAAGTTCGCGGGCCAGTACAGCGACCCGTGGGTCGTCGTGAAGGGCGCGGACCCGGCTGACGTGTACGCCAAGATCTCCACCCCGGAGTTCAAGGCGCTGATGGATCGGGTGGCGCAGATCGCTGGTGTCTACGCTGGCGCGGCGGCGAAGCCTGCCGGTAACGCTGGCGGTGGCGCACAGCAGCAGTCGCGGGCCCCGCAGCCTGCCCAGGAAGCTCCGGGCGGCGAGAAGCGGTACTGCCAGCACGGCGAGATGCAGTTCAAGTCGGGCGTGTCGAAGAAGACCGGCAACCCCTACAAGATGTTCGTCTGCACCGCGCCTCGCGATCAGCAGTGTGACGCGCAGTTCCTCAACAGCAAGTAGCAGCTCCGCTACTTGTCATCCACCGGGCCTCCTCCCCTTCGGGGGAGGGGGCTCGACCCATCTCTGAGCGGAGAGCATGAAAGTCAAGCTGATTGCAGCCACCGAGGTTTCCACGGATGCGCTGCGCGACATCGGGTTTGAGCCCGACACCTACACCGAGCCCGAGTCGGGGACGTTCGGTGACTTCGATGCCGACGAACTAGCCGAGTTCGCAGGCCGGAACTGCTACCGCAGCTTCCACCGACCGAACCCGGCCACCGAGGAGAACGAGGACTACCTCGCCCACATCCTCGAGGTCGGCCACGAATCGGTGCTGGAACACGCGTCGGCGACGTTCTACATCGAGACCAGCCGGTCGGTCCTGACCGAGCTGGAACGGCATCGCCACCTGTCGTTCAGCGTGGTGTCGCAGCGGTACGTCGACCCGACGCCGCTGGGCGTCCACTGGCCCCCGGTGCTCGACAAGCTGATGCCTCTCGACAAGGCGTATGCCGAGGACATCCTGCTGCAGGCCAAGGATCAGTCGGATGCGTCCTACGCGGCGCTGATGCTGATCTTCCAGTCCGCTGGACTGCCCCGGAAGCAGGCACGCGAGGCAGCCCGAGCGGTTCTGCCGAACATGACCAACTCACCGATGGTCGTGACTGGCAACCACCGGGCGTGGCGGAACGTCATCAAGGCCCGCTGGCATGTCGCCGCGGATGCCGAGATCCGAGAACTGGCAGGGGAACTGCTCGCGCAGCTCCGGGACATCGCGCCCAACACCTACCAGGACATCCCCGACGAACCGTACGGAGGCTGACGTGGCTCGCAGAGCGACAGTCATCAACCTCGAGGACCGCTTCCACGTCATCGCTGGAGAGCCGGTGCTCGACACGCAAGAGGGCACGCTGCAGATCATCCACGACGATCTCACGGCCCGAGTTTTCAACTGGGACAAGGTCATTGACTTCTACTACATGACCGAAGACGAGACCCAGTCCACCATCGAGGATTTTGGAGGATCCGAGTGAAGTACGTGACCAAGAAGCACCTCCGGGCAGCCAACTTCGAGTTGGCCGCTGCGCTGGGAGCCACCAAGGCCGAGCTGGCCGACGTGGCGGCGCACCGCGACGTTCTCAGCTCCGAGAACGACCGGCTGTCGGCAGCCAACATCAAGCTGTCGGCCGTCGCCAACAGCGCCATCCGGGCGAACCACGACCTGAAGCAGCAGCTCAACACAGCCAAGCGTGCGTTCGGTGAGGCGTTCGTCAAGGGCGAGCCCGAGCCGCCCAAGGGCCCGAGCCGGCCGAACCGGAAGAAGCTCAGCGCGGCAGACGCCAAGGACATTCGCAACGCCTACTACGGAGGCGCGAAGCAGAAGGATCTCGCCCGCAACTACGGCGTGAACCCGGCCACCATCTCGCGTCTCGTCCGGGGGATCTACCACTGATGAAGATCGGACTGACCACGCACGGGACCGGAGTGGACGGCAAGACGCTCAAGCCGGGACAGGCCGCGCTGATCCTCGAAGGCCCGGAGAAGAAGATCCTCGCGATCCTCAACGCCGCCATCGAGATCCGGGATCGTCACGACGACCCGGTGCTTGAAGCCCTCCGACAGTCGCTGGGGGTCTGATGAGCGACCGCATCGAGGTGATCATGGCGGTCCCTGTGGACCTTGCTCTGCCGGGGGATGTCCAGGGGGTCAGCCTGCGCCGCAAGGCGATCGAGCTGATGGAGGAGATCGCGACGGTGGACGAGAACAGCGTCCGCTACAAGGGATTCAGCGACGAATGCACGGTCGTCCTGCGCCCCGGCGAGTACATGACCATGTGGCAGCGCAACCTTCGGGCCGTCCTGTTCTACGCCGACGGCAAGGCCAAAGAGGGCGTTGTCGGACCTGTCGTCCACGAAGACAGCGAGACCCGCTTCTTCTCGAAGGCAGAAGTCAACCGCAACCCGTACGCAGCATAGGAGAGCATGTGATCGAGCTACGGCATGAGGTTCAAGGAGACCTCGTCACCATCAACGTCGTTGAAACCCCAGAGGATCTGGACGGCTTCCGCGACTTCATCCGTGCTCATCTCAACTGCCTCGCCGTCGACACCGAGACCACCGGGCTGGACATCTACAGCGACACCTTCGAGTGCCGCCTCGTCCAGTTCGGTACTCAGGACGAAGCCTGGGTGGTGCCGGTGGAGCTGGGCGACGTGTTCATCGAGGACGTGCGGATCGCCATCGGTGCTCTGCGGACGGTCGTGATGCAGAACGCCTCCTACGACCTCCAGGTGCTCGACCAGTGCTTCGGGATCGAGATGGAGGGTCTGTGGCCCCGCGTGCTGGACACGCAGATCCTGGCCAAGCTGGTCGACCCCCGGCCCTTCGAGGCCGGTGGGTTCGGTCACTCGCTGGAAGAGCTGATCGCGGAGTTCATCTCCAAAGAGCAGGCCGAGGCCGTCAAGAAGCTCATGGCCAAGCTGGCCGCGGAGCACAAGACGACCAAGGCCAAGATCTGGGCGACGATCGATCTGTTCCACAAGGAGTACCTGCTGTACGCCGGTATGGACACGATCTTCACCGCACGGGTCTGCAGGAGCTTGACGCCGCTGGTGCCCGACGTGAGTCGGTCCCTGGTGCCTTACGAGCACAAGATCAGCGAGATCTGCAGCTACATCGACCGCCAGGGCTTCCTGCTAGATGTGGCCTACGCGCAGGATCTGTCGGCGAAGTGGCTGGCTGACCAAGAGGTCTGGGAGGCAATCGCTTTCACCGAGTACGGCGTGGAGAAGGTCAACTCGACCGAGGATCTCGCCGAGGGGCTCGAGGAGATGGGCGTGAAGATCACCGGTCGTACGGAGACCGGCAAGCGTCAGGTCAACGCTGCTCTGCTCGATCAGTTGGTCGAGGAGGGCAACGAGCTGGCTGCCATCGCTCAGGAGGCCAAGAAGCTGGGGAAGTGGCGGAAGACGTGGGTCCAGAAGTTCCTCGACACGCGTGACGTTGAGGACCGCTGCCACACCTTCATCAACCCGCTGCAGGCGCGGACCTCGCGCATGTCGATCACCGGTATCCCGGCGCAGACGCTGCCGTCGTCGGACTGGATCGTGCGGCGGTGCTTCCTCGCGGAGCCAGGCGATGTGATGGCGTCGATCGACTACCAGACGCAGGAGCTTCGCGTCCTGGCGGCGCTCTCGGCCGACAAGGCGATGATCGAGGCGTTCAAGAACGGCGCTGACCTTCACCAGATGACCGCGGACGCCGCGGGCGTGCCCCGCAAGGTCGGCAAAACCGCGAACTTCCAGAAGGTCTACGGCGGTGGAGCTGGCGCTCTCGCCGATGCTGTGGGCATCTCGGTGCAGACGGCCAAGCGAGTCCACGAAGCGTTCTCGCGGACGTACCCCGGCGTCGAACGGCTGAGCAAGAAGCTGGCGACAGAGGCCGGCCGAAACGGCTACATCATCAACCCGATGGGTCGGCGGCTGCCGGTGGACAGCGCCCGGACGTACTCCGCGTTGAACTACATGATCCAGTCGTCGTCGCGAGACGTGACCTGCAGGGCGCTCATTCGCCTCCATGAGGCCGGATACACGCCGTACCTACGGCTGCCTATCCACGACGAGATCGTGGCCTCTCTGCCCGAATCAGAGGCTGAGAGAGCCGCTGCACACATCGGCCAGCTCATGGCCGAGGAGATGGGTCCGGTGCTGATCGGAACCGACCCCGAAGTTGGGAAGCGGTCATGGGGATCGCTTTACGGCGCTGACTTCTGAGTCGCGCTTGACATACACCGAAGGAGAATCATGGCGCAGGCCAAGGTAGTACTCCCAGCCCCCAACGGGCTGGACAACGAGCTGATGGGTCTGGCGATCTACAAGCTCAGCGAGCTGGGCACCATCGAGGGCGAAGAGATCGGCGTGTTCATCGCCGAGCGCCCCGAGGGCATCCCGGAGGCGACGTGCCCGAGGGACACGGTCTTCCTCGAGTTCCGGGCCAACCTCATCCCGGATCTGAGGCGGCGCTGATGGGGTTCGGACTGAACCTCCAGTGGCACGGCGAGGGCGATGCCTTGCAGCCAGAAGCGTTCCGGCCCACCAACTTCCGGCTGACGCTGGAGTTCGGCGACGAGAAGGTCGAGATCGTCACCACGGCCACCCCGGAGATCCAGAGCGATCCGCAGTACTTCCGGTGGACCGCCCACAAGCTCTGGGACAGCATGGTCGATGCCCTCAAGGACAGGGGGCTCATGTGATCGAACACAGCACCCCGGAGGTGCTGGTGACCGAGAAGGCCGTCTACTTCGACGGCTACGAGCTGCCCTGGTTCATCAGCGAGAACGGCATCAGCTTCAAGCCAGGAGGCAGCGATGACTGCAACCGGATGATGGTCGAGTTCCTGGTCGGCACCGTGACTTTCAAGGATACCTGGCAGGAAGAGCACGACTCCGAGTGGTTCTGGCTGAGCCGAGTCGTCGCACTCGAATTCCGTGTCCAGCAGGGAGCTTTCGACCGAATCATGAAGGAGTACGCGTGATCGACACCGACGACCAGGACCACCAGTTCTTCGACATCCTCTACCAGCAGTGGTCGCAGACCACCAACGCTTCGAGCGCCTACTGGATCGTCAAGGAGGATCTGGACGAGCACTTGCAGTACCAGATCATCGCGGTCGACCGGAACACTCAAGCGGAGACCTGGATCGGCTCGTTCCATTCGGAGGCTGACGCCGACTTCGTCGCGGGGCTGAACGGTGCCGTCCCGGACCTGATCCGGCGTCTGCACGACGCGACCGATGAGGCCACCCGCAAGGACGAGGCCAACGACATCGCACAAGGCCAGCTCGCCGACGCGCTGCTGGAGAACATCGGCCTCCGAGCCGAGATCCTCGAACTGGAAAGGCAACTCGACAAATGAGACCGCTCGTCTACATCAGGCTGACGACCCTCGACGGCTTCGAGCTGTGGCTCGAACACCGTGAGCTGAAGTCGATCTGCCGTATCGCCGAAGGCGAGACCGAGGTCGGCGGATGGCTCGTATCAGAGTCGCCCGAGGAGATCGTCAAGAAGGTCAACGAAGCCTGGGAGATGACCGAAGGAGGTGCCCTCTGATGCCGCCGAGAGCATCGATCGCTGAGACGGCCGAGTACCTCGGCGTCCATCCCAACACCGTCCGCAACTACATCGCGGAGGGGAAGCTCAAGGCCGTGCGCCTTGGGCCCAGGCTGATTCGCGTCGAGCGCGATTCGGTCGAGGCGCTCATGCGCCCCATCGGCAAGTAGGCTGCCCGGTAGTTGCAGAGATCGCCCCGGAGGGGCTGGCTTTCGAGCTGGCTCTTCCGGGGCTTTTTTTGTGCCTCCAACGTGTATAGGTTCTCTATGTATCTCAGGCCCGGTCGGGCGCAGTCAAGCTGCTTCGGCAAAACCCCTGGTCAGGACAGGCGCTGAGATCGATTCTGAGCGACTTTCGCCGGCCTCCCGGTAGAGGAGGACGGTCAGATGGGTAGATGCGAGGAGCCACAGCGGCGGGATCGCCGCGATGCCCATAGCGATGGGCCCGTGGGGCTGGGCGTGGGCCACGTTGCCCGCCACCGACACCAACGACGACAGCAGGAGCAGAGTCCACGCGTACCAGCCGTGTCTGCTGAGGGCCACGGTCGCCATCGTGGCGACGATGATGCCGCCGTCGACAACGAGCGGGAGCATCCATGACTGTCCGGGGGGCACGCCGTGCCCCTGAGCGAGGTCCGAGAGCGCGGTGAACGACATCGCGAACGAGAGCGAACCGACCGCCGTCGTTCCTGCTACAGCCAGGTTGGCGGGGGATAGAATCTTCACTGCACCAGCTCCTATCTGGTGTACCGCCCTCTGGTCTGTTACCGCAGGCCAGGGGGCTTTATTCGTTTGTCAGAGCTGAAAGGTAGCCGGTCTTGCAACCTTCCGCAACCACCGTTTCCCCAGGTGGTGAGGGGCACGCTGGGGGGCACGCGACCTTGAAATGAAGAAGGCCAGAGGGCGAAAATACCCTCTGACCTGCGGAGCGGGCGACGGGAATCGAACCCGCGTAGCTAGTTTGGAAGAATGGGCGTCCGATTTGATCATACAGCCTGCTCAGAGGCTATTTTGACCGCTGGTTTTCGTGCCCCCGATGTCACAAGAAATCCCAAGTAAAAACAACGAGTTGGGGCACGAAGGGCACGCGGGGGGCATGCTAATCTCGGGTCCATGCCGCCCAAGAAAACACCCACACGACGCGGTTGGGGGAAGATCAGGACCATCGGATCCGGCAGGCTCCAGGCGTCCTATGTCAGCCCAATCGATGGACAACGACACTACGCCCCGACCACCTACGACAACCGGATGGACGCGGAAGCGTGGCTGAACTCCGAGCGCCGATTGCTCGAGATGGAAGCGTGGACCCCGCCCGCCGAGCGAAACAAGAAGGCGGCGGAAAACGCGATCACCGTCAAGGAGTACGTCGAGAAGTGCATAGACGAACGGGACACCACCGAGAGCACCAAGCACCTCGACAGGTTGAATGCGAATAAGCGCATCTATCCGACTCTGGGCGACCTGCCCATCAGCGAGCTGACCCCGGCGCTCGTACGGACGTGGTGGGCCGGGATGGGGTCGGAGTACCCCACCGCCAAAAGGAACGCCTACTCCGTCCTCCGCAAAGCCTGCAGGACCGCCGTCGAGGACAAGCTCCTGGCCGAGAACCCATGCCGTATCCCGATGAAGGCCGCGACCGAGCGCGACGTGGAGGCCCTCACCCCGGAGGAGCTGGACATCGTGGCTGGGGAGGTGTTCGAGCACTACCGGATCGCGGTCTACGTCCTGGCGTGGTGCGCCCTGCGGTTCGGCGAACTGATCGAGATTCGCCGGAAGGACATCGATGATGACGGCCAGAAGATGGTGTTCCGCATACGCAGGCAGGCGAAGAGAGTCGGCGAGAAGATCGTCGTCAGTGACACCAAGACCGCCCGCTCGAAGCGGACGGTGACCGTGCCTCCGCACGTCGCTCAGATGGTCCGCGAGCACATGGCTGACCGCTCGAAGATGAACAAGGGGCCGCAGGCTCTGCTGGTCACCACGACGCAGGGCAACCGGCTGTCCAAGAGCGCATTCACGCGCTCGCTGAAGAAGGGCTACGCCAAGATCGGACGCACCGATCTGCGAGTCCACGACCTCCGGGCCGTAGGCGCTACCCTCGCGGCGCAGTCAGGTGCCACGACCAAGGAACTGATGGCCCGCCTGGGCCACACCACCCCGCGCATGGCGATGAAGTACCAGATGGCCTCAGAGGCCCGCGACGTTGAACTCGCGAGGAAGATGTCCGAACTGGCAGAGAGGGCCGTGAATGGCTGACCTGAGCATCCCCCCGATCCCGTATGCACTGCGGGAGTACCTGACTGAATACGAGAGGCTGCGGAACGCAGACTGCGAGGACACCAATCTCCTACTTGGCCTAGCCGACTCCATCGCCATAGAAGTGCGTGCGCTTGGATTCCCAGACCTCCCATACGATGCCGGTCTAGGCCCAAGCAACTAAACGCAAAAAGCCCCCCTCCGAAGAGGGGGGTTTCTTGCTATCCGACCTTGGCGAGGGTCATCCATGACTTCGACGCGTTCGCGTCTCCGACGATGCCCATCGACTTGTCGGTCTTGAGACCGGGGCGCACCGTTGCGCCGGCCGGTAGGTAGTACGTCACGCCGTCGCCGCCGACGGAGCGATCCTGCGGCACTGAGGGCACACCGAATCCGTTGATCGAGATGCCTCGGCGAGCGCCCATGCGGACGCGGGGGACGCCGTTGATGTACAGCAGCGGGTACCACTCCTCGGAGAAGCCGGGGGTGTCGTTCGTCTCGACCCGGAGGCCGATCATGTACGTGCCCGACTTGGTCACCGTGGCGGTCTGTGTGGCCGCATCCCAGGTGATGTCCTCCGAGCGGTAGTCGACCGCGTCGAGGGAGTTGGCCGGGAGGATCTGCTCGCCGCCAGACTTGTCGGATGTGGCGGATGTCAGCGACCGGTAGACCCGCATCGTAGAGCCGGTCACGGCTGGGGGGGCGTTGTCCGATACGGACGCGCCAGCGACGTTGCCGGGTACGTTCTTGCCGTCTGTCTCGGTGATGGCTCCCCAGTAGCAGTGGTTCTCGTCTATGACGCTCTGCTTGTTACCGGGCTCGACCAGGTCGAGCACAACCGTGTTTCCTGAGTACACCTGATGGCGGCGCGGGTTCTCACCGACGCCGCAGACGACCCGGAGGTCCAGGTTCCACGTCAGCGAAATGCCTGACACCCAGACCTGCTCGACTCCGTTCACGACGCAGCCGATGTCGCCCTTGTAGCTCAAGAAGCCCGTGCAGTAGCCGCGAGCGAACACGTAGTCGGTGCCCGCCGCGTTGGAGCGGGCGATAGACCAGATGCGGACGTTCGTGCCCTGAGCGGGCGGTGAGGACAGCGTGCCTCGCACGATCTGCTGAGGGGTCAGCGTGGGCGTCGGGTAGATCATCGTCGCCCGGCGGTAGCCGTTGTTGACGGTGTTCCACACGGCGTGCCCGTTGTTGATTCCCAGCGTCGAAGTGCCTGGCCCTGAGTAGGTGATGTTGAACAAGCCAGAGGGGAATGCCCCGTCCGGGTAGGCCGAGAAGTCGATGTTGAATCGACGGCCGCCGTTGGCTGTTGACTCCTGCTCCGACTGAAGCGCCTGCACGTCGCGGACGGTCTTCGTCAGCATCGCGAACAGGTTTTCCATCGTGTGCTTGGCGTTGTCGAGGCCAGCTCCGACGATCTCTGAGCCGACCTGACTCGCGCCCGAGAGCGCGTTGGTGACGTTGTCCACCAAGTCCTGCAGCGCGGGGATCTGATCGACCGGGGCGTTGATCTTGCCGTCGCTGCCGATGTGCGAGAGCTGGCCGGTGATACCGGCGAACCAGTCCTTGACAGCCTGGACCGCTTCGTTGATCGGGGTGACGATCAGACCGCCGAGGATCTCGAGGATCTGCTTGACCTCGGTCGAGATCGACTGGAACGCACCAGCTACCCACTCATCGAAGTCACCGGAGAGCAGCGCCTTGGGCAGGCTCGCGAGGTTGCCGATGATCGTCGCGACCGCCGTCGTCACGTCGATGAAGTCGTCATCGATCGTGCCGGGGATCATCTCCTTGAACGTCTTCAGCGCGTCTAGCGGCAGCCTCTTGAGCTGCTGCGTGAGCACCTCGATGGCCTGACCCGACGTAGGCAGCGGCACCTCGAACAGGTCTTTGATCAGGTTCTCGGTGTAGCCCTGGCCGAAGTCGAAGTCACCGCCGCCGATCTGGAAAGCGCCGTCAGCCCCGATCGCCTCCAAAGGCGTTGTGGGGTACTGCATCTAGCCTCCTACGTTGTAGACCACGCGGAGCCGGTCGCCTTCGATGCGCTCGATGCGTTCGGTACGCAGCTCCTCGCGGAGCCCGCCGATGTCTCTCCGCATCTCGCTGAACCCCTCCCGCACTGAGGCGGCGAGGTCATCGATGTCGTGGCGGATGTTGGTGCCGTGATCGTTGGTGATCTCGTAGTGGGTCTGCTTGACCTTCTGGTTGCTGCGCCACGCTGCGAAGGCCGCGATCGTCGCGGGGATCGCTCCTATGGCCGCTACCGCGATCGTTGGCTCGATCACTCTGTGAACTCCTGAGCCATCGAAGGGCCGGTGGAGTTGTCCGGGATCATTCCGGCTTCTCGGTACTGGCGAAGCATCGCTTCGTTCTCCTGTTGCGTCAGCTTGCGGATGTCTGGGATGCGGACGGGCTCTGGATCGGGCTCGTCCTTGCCGACCCATCGGGCGGCGTTGTTCATGTCATGGCGCTGGCCTCGGAAGGCCGGCTGAAACTTGATCTCCTGGTCGGGAAGCTGACTGACGTGGATGTTGCCGTCCTCATCAGCCAGCCCCCGGAGCCAGTCGACGTGCCGAAAGCCGCACCGCCACAAGTGCTCCGACCAGTCCGACAGATACGCCGGGTGCGTGATCGCTCCGACGCCTGCAATCATCGGGAGATTGCGAAGCGCCCATGCGACGTGCTCTCGGGGCTTGTCGGGGTCGTGGGACTCTTGGGACGGAATCATTGGCGTGCCTTTCGGTTTAGAGCCACCCCGCGGTGCTCAGGCCGCCGTTGATGCGCCTGACTTCCTCGAGGATGGATAGAGCTGGGTTCTTCGGTTCGCGGTAGCCGATCTCGATCTCGAGTGGCTTCGGGCCATCAGTGCCCTGGCTGTACTTGACCTTCTTGATGCGCTCCACGAAGAGCTGGTGCTCGACCGGGTAACCCAGGACAGACGTGCCGACACGATCCCCGATCCAGCAGTGCCCGTAGGGCTTTGGAGCGAAGATGTACGGCGAGGCGTCTGACACCTTGAGGGTGTGGGCCGTGCGAGCACGCGTCTTGTAGATCTCGGCCGCGATGGCGGCGAACGCGCTCAGGGTGAACGCCTTCATCGACCCTTCGGCCATGCCCTCGAAGTAGTGGAAGTCACCGAGGTCGGTGATCACGTCTTCGAGACCAGAGATCGGGAGGTGGATGCCCGACGCACGCAGCGTCGGCACTTCCATGAACGCACCGAACACGTCGGTGTACAGCGGAGACAGGATGGCGTCCAAAGTGCCTCCGAGAGGAGGCAAATCGATCATGCCGCCCAGCGCCTGGTTGATCAGCGAGGTCAGGAAATCGCCTCCGACGTTCACCGCCGTGGAGATCCCCTCGTTGATGCCCGGAGCTGACTGGCCTCCTGCCAGGAAGCTGGTGTCGGTGGCCTCGTAGTACGAGAACTCACTCGACTTGATCCCGGTGAGCGGACCCTCCTCGAACACGACGTGCGGAGCCAGCGGGCTGGTCCCTAGGAAGTAGGGGCTGTAGTACTCGCCGGGGAACGTGTAGTCCCCCGTGAATACGTCGACTCCCTCGACCTGACCGTCACCCGCAAGGGTCACAGCGGCCCGGATGAAGCCGGTGAGCCACGAACCGCCGAAGGCGGTCTGTCCACCCCAGCCCGAGTTGTCCTCGATGTCCCAGACGACGCAGCCGTCCCGGAGCGGGATGAGCTGCAGCAGGTCTTCGAGCGGATCGATGCCCCAGATGCCCTTGAGATCTTCGAACGGGTGCGGGTCGCGGTCCTTGATGTACCGGCGACACGTCAGCGTGAGCTGATGGTCGTTGAGGATCTGCTTGGCGGTGTCGTAGAACGTCCCGAACCGGCTGAACACCATCGTGACCGGACTGTTGTCCGCAAGGAACGGGAACGGCTTGACGATGTTCCGCCAGTTTGCTGGGTTGAAGCTCAGGCCCATCCACTCGTTGATGTCCGTGGGATCATCCGGGAGAGTCCAGAGACTCGTCTCGAGTCGGAGTAGATTGACGAAGAGCGTAACCAGCAAGCACCACTTAGCCGGCCCGAAGATGATCCACACCTTCGGAAACTGCAGCTCAGGGCGCAGGAAGGGGTTACACCACACGCGGATGTGCTTGGTCTGGGCAAAGTCGTGCAGGAACACGATCTCCAGATACGCATCACCGGAATCGGTCTTGACGACCCGGTAGTGATCCATCATCCCGGTCCATCGAGCGCCTTGCTTCTCGATGTTGATGATGACGTTGCGCTTTGCTCGACCGCGGTGATTCATCACCCACTTGGCCAGGTAGTGGCTCAGCGAGAGCTGGAGCGTGCAGTTGCCCGTCTCGTTCTCGATGAACTCCCACTCGAGCAGTCGCTCGCCCGCGACAGCGCCGCGGAGGCGGAAGTCGCCGTCACGCAGCTCGACATCGGCGGGCGCGAGGCGTGCGGCCTCTCGCTTGGCTCGACGCTGTTGGATCAGCTTCCAGAGATCTTCGGACTGAGCGAGGGACTTCAGGCCACTCACTCGAGCCCCCAGCAGCGCGTCCACGGCCTCGGGAGGCGAAGCGTTACCACTTGCCCCGGAGCGCATCCCGACGCGTCTATGACGAACTCAGCCTCTTCGGTGTACGGCGGGATCCAGTTGCGGAACCTGACGCCGTTCATGCGGGCCCACACAGGCGAGCCCGACTCGGAGGCGATCTGCTCCTCGCGACGGTCGGTGTCGATGACGCAGTTCTCGCCGTAGATCAAGCCGGGGAGCTTGAGTCGACGGTTGCGGAACTCCTCGTCCTCGAACGAGTAGTCCGGGATGACGAACTGAGTGAACGGAGCCTTCTCCCACGGGATGTCGATCCCCGGAGGGAACGGCCAGGGGAACTCTGGGATCTGCTCAGTGGAGCCTGGGACGGTCCACTTCGGTGCGATGTACTGGTCGGTGGGGTTGAGCCCACCTTGGCCACGGCCGACCTTGATCCGCAGCGTCTCCTTGGGCAGCTCTTCCCACGGCCACGGCGGCGTCCAGAAGGACGGGTCGAACCTGGTGTCGGTCTTGGTCTTGGCCGAGTAGACCTTGTCGTCCTCGTACCAGAAAGGGTCGTAGGCAATGCAGTTCATCACCGTGAGGTTGATGCTGTTGCCTCGCGGGTCGGTCTTCATCTCGACCGTGGGGGACTGGAACAGCGCCAGGTGCAGATACCTGGTTCCTGAGTCGGGGGTGGTGACGTAGAGCTTGCAGACGCGGTTGAACGCCCATGCCTTGCGCCACTCGCTGTCACGCGAGAGCCAGGACCGGGGACCGCTCTTGGCATCGTTGAGGATCTGGACCCCGAAGACGATGTCTCGCTTCAGGACTCGGTGATTCAAGTAGCGAGCGCCGGGGAAGTTCCCCGGCTCCTCAATCACGACCTTGACGGGAGGGTCGTAGAAACAACCCTCCACGTCTGTGGCCAGGAACACGCCCTGGTCACCGGTCGTCAGATTGAAGTACTCACCATTGACACCCTCGAGTTCAACGATGGTGTCGGTGATCAATGGTTACCTCCTGGTGGATGTCAAGTTCGGCCGACGACCTTGAGCAGGTCGTTCGACTCCTGGCGCGACTTGATGTCGAGCGCCTCATCGACCGAGCCGATGTTGAAGATGTACTTCGTGCCCTCGGTGAGCGCCTTCGAGAGGAAGCCCTCGCCAGAGATGCCGATGTCCGAAAGGAACTGCTTACCAGTCGCCTTCGCGAAATCGACGGGCGAAGACATCAGCTTCGCGACCTGCTCCTCAAGCGACCCACCGCTCGAGCCAGAGCTGGTCTCGTCGTTGTAGTCTCCTGCGAGGTCGAGCATCTCCTTCTGCGTCTGGAGCTGATCCTTCATGTCCCGCAGCTTCTGCGCCTCAACCTTGAGTCCCTCGTTGCCGGTGGACTTCGCCTGCAGGTCAAGGGCTTTCGCCTGACGATCGAGTCGCTTGATCTCGGTGCCGAGCACCTTCTCCATGCGGCTAACGTCGGACTTGGTGAACCCCTGCAGCAGCGCAGTCGGATCGTCGGTGCCCGTGGCTACCGCCGCGGCGACCTGTGCGGACAACTGCTTGGCCTGCTCGAGGACGGGCGCGAAGCCCTTGTCGAGACCGATGGCGTAGCCCTGTCCGGTATTGATGCCGAACTGCTCGAACAGCTTCGACGGCGAGTGGATGCCGAGGAAGTTGGTGACCGCACCAGCCACGCTGGATGCCAGCTCCTTGGCCTTGGAGACCGCCGAGCTGATCATCGAGCCGATACCGTTGATGAGCCCCAGGACGAGGTTCTTACCGGCGTCGAGGCCGATCTGCATCAGGTTGGCCAGAGCGGACTGAACCATCCCCGGCAGCTCCGCGGCCTTCGCCGCGATCGTCTGAGCACCGTTGGCGAAGCTCGCCACCCACTCGGAGACCTTCGAGATGACTCCGGTGATGACGCCTGTCAGGTTGGCCAGCGCACCGATGAGTGCGCCGCCGATGGAAACGCCCACCTGGATCACTGCCCCAGCCACGCTGAGGAGCGCGGACGCCAGCGGCAGGACCACCGGCATCAGGTTCGCGAACGACTGCACCAGCGAGACGATGGACGGGACCATCTCAGCGATCTTGGGGACCAACTGGATGAACGCCGGAACCAACTGGCTGATGATCATCGGTGCCAACTGCACGACAGCGCCGAGCAACTGACCGAACGCCGTAGCGAGCTGAGGCAGGAACGGGCCGAGCTGGGTTACCAGCGTCTGCGAGAGAGTCTGGAAGTTCTGGATCAGACCCGGCAGCATCGGCTGTATGGCATCGAGCGCCGTCTTGAGCGTCGTGCCGATGAACCCGGCGACCTCAGTCAGGATCGGGCCCAACGCCTGCAGGTTGCCCACCAGCAGTGTGCCGAGGGTGTCGGCCAGCGTGGTGAACGCTGGCGTGAGAGCCGTGATGATCGGAGCGAGCTGCTGGAGCGCCGTGCCGAGCACGTTGCCGAGCAGGCTGGACAGCGAGGTCAGAGCTGGCATGAGCGCGATGAACGCGTCACCGAGCCCGTTGATCAGAGTCGACAGGGGACCACCGAGCTGGCCCATCGCCTGCACACCGGACTCGAAGAGCCGGGTGAACAGGTTGAGGACGCTGCCCAGCACCTGGGACAAGCCCTGCATGGCCCCTTGGAATGCACCGTTGGAGGTGATCCGGTCGACCATCGCGTTGAACTGCGAAGCGAAGGTCTGCAGCGGTTCGAGGAGCGTGCCGAACGCGTTCGCGCCTGCGTTGGCCAGCGTCAGGAACGACTGAGTTCCGATCGCGATGACCGGGGTGAGCCCCTTGAAGAACTCGCTGGTCTTGCTGAGGATGTTGTTGATCTGCTCGAGTCCGACGCCCTTGGTCACCACGTCGGTGACGCCCTGCGCCATGAACACCAAGCTCCCGGCCACATCCTTCAGGCCGGGTGTGATGGTCTGCAGCATCGTGCCGAGCTGCGCCATGACCGGAGTCAGACCCTGCTGGAAGACCGAGGAGACCTGAGCCTTCACGCCGTCGAGGACGGGGGAGATGGTCTCGGCCGCTGCCTTGATGCCGTCGAGGCCCAGTGCGACTACGCCAGCGCCAGCTCCGAACGCCGCCATGAGCGACGGGAGACCGGCCAGCAGACCGGCCACCAGAGCGACGGCCGGCGCGGCGAGCGCAAGCACACCGACACCGATCCAGGCCATCCTGGACATGCCCAGGAAGCCTTGGCCCATCGACAAGACCTTCGTGGTGGTCTTCTCGGCTTCGTCTCCGACATCGCCGATCTCGTTCTTGAGACCGCCCTTCTTGCCGAAGAGCTTGCTGAGGAATCCGCCCTTGCCGTCTTTGTCGACGTTGATGTCGACGGGTATGTTGACGCCCCTGGCCGCTTCGGCCTTGAGCTGCAACATCAACCGCTTGAAGTCGGCCTTCGCCTGAGCGGCATTGAGATCGGTGTTGACCTCAATGTCGGCGCTCAGCTCCTTCTCGATGCGCTCGAGATCGTCCTTCAGTTCGCGGCGGAACTTACGTGTGTCGGGGCTGACCTTGACTGAGATCCGTGCGACCTCAACGCCAGCACTATTCGGCATTCGCCTCCTCCCTTTCCCTTCTCTCGCGAGCTGCCTTCTTCGCTGCCACGACCATCGCGGCGAACGAACCCGGTGGGGGCGCAGCGTCTTTCGGTTTGTTGTCGTCGGGACGGGGGTACGGCTTGGGTGCCTTCGGCTTCGCCTTGTTCGGGTCGCGGTTGACCATCATCAAGATGTGGTTTCCGGCCTGAACGGCGTCGTAGATGTCCGCGAGCGCGTAGCGGTCCTCGTCCCAACCCCGGTACTCCATCCCACCTCTCCGGGCGGCGTAGAACGCGCCGTCCTTGGGAAGGCAGAGCACCAGGGCCAGAACGAATCTCGGCGTCAGCGGATCCTCATCGCGGAACAAATCCCGCAGGTCTACCCGGTAGTACTGCAGGAGGTCTGCGAGGAGAGCCCCGCCGAACTTGTCGATCAGTTCGGCGAGGGCGCGGCTTCCCCCAGTTGCGTCTCCCGCATCCAGGTGCGGAGCACCGCGCCGTACAGCTCAGCGCGGATCTGCGGCTCTTCCTCGGTGTCCAGCTCCGCGAGCAACTTCCGCGGGGAAGTGGCGATCAGCTTGAACACCTTGCCGACCGAATCGCAGATCTTCTCCGCGATCTCGTCCATCAGCTCATCGGCGTCTTCGTCGTCCTCATCGATCTCGTCGGGCAGCGCCTCGATCTCCTTGACCGCTTCGGCGACCGCCTCGCGGGCCTTCTTGCCCAGCTTCAGCAGCGGCTTCAGCTCGACGGTCACGTCCTCGGACAGGCCGATCTTGACGGGCTCGTACTTCTTGCGGACATCCTCGCGGAAGGCGTCGAGGGTGAATACGTTTGTCATGGCGAACCTTTCGTGTGTTGGCGGGCGAGATGGCGGGCTGGAGGGGGAGGCAGGCCCGCCAAGGAAACCTCCCCCTCCGGGGGTGACACCCACGGCGCTCAGCGCCTACGCCCTTCGCCGGATCTCGGCTCAGGATCAGTGGTGGATGTCAAGTTGGAACTACGGAGCGACCGGGTTGAACAAGTCCTCGTTGATCCACGAGAACGGCAGTTCGTCCATGTAGTCGAGGTAGGTGAACCGCACCGGCAGCGAAGCCAGGTCATCGATCGGAAGATCGATCGAGTCGTCGCGGCGCACACCGGCCTTGTGGGCGTGGTTGCCCAGGCGCATGTCGCCGTCCTCGATCACGACCAGCACGGCCTTCTCGTTGGTCTGGCCGGTCTTCACACCGAACACACCCGCGGTCGTGGAGCCGTTGGGGCCGTAGTACAGGCCCAGCGTCTGCTCATCGAACTGGTGCAGGAGGACGGTGACGAAGTCGATCGGATCCTCGGTGGTGATCTCGCGGAGCTTCTTCTTCTGCCAGGAGCCCTTCACCTCGCTGTCGCCACCGTCGAAGCCGAACTCGGGCAGGGTGCCGCGGCTGGTGTGGCCGACGCTGTCCCATCCGGAAGCGGTCCAGGTGCTGGGGTCGGCGAGGTCGATGGTCTTCAGTTCGGTCGGGGACGGTGCAGCGGTGCCCGGAGGGGCGACGTACACGTAGCCGACCGCCGCAGTCAAAACTGCGTCGTCGTTTTCTGCCATGTGGGCATTACCTTTCGGTTAGGTGGTGGTTCTCGGTCTGCGGACGCCGAGCCTGATCAGACCCTGGATTCGCCAGGAGTCCTGAAAGAGAGAGCTGAACTGAGTAGCGCCCAGCGTCTCGTAGATCGAGGTCAGATAGCCTGCCTCCGTTTGGGTTTGGTTCTGTACGGCGTCGTACAGCACCTCGAGCGCGGTCTCGTACAGCTCCTCGGTCTCGATGAGGCCGTCGGTCGTGTAGGCCGTCAGCTCGATCACCGGGAGCGTGTGCAACATCGGCGCGTTCGGATTCCTGATACCCCCGATGCGTCGAACCTGCAGCATCGGGAACTCGCGGAAGTCGATGTCAGGAACCCAGGTCACTACCGTGACCCCATCGAGGCGAGGATCATTCCTGAGAATCGGTGCCACGACGGTTTGGATGCGTGGCATCTGGCTCATGAAGTGACACCTCCGATCGCTGCGCGAGTCAGGATGTATTCGGCGTCAGGCGGTTTCGTGTCCGTGCCTTCGAAGAAGCCAGACGGTGCGTGGCCGAACTCCAGAGCCAACGCGTTGGGTGCGTTGAGGATCGTGTGGAAGTCCACATCGCCGTCCTGCTCGCTGATGTTGGCCGGGAAGTAGCCGGTCTCGGTGATACGGCTCGTCTTGTTGGCCTGCGCCAGGTTTCGCTTGGCGCGGCCGGTGACGCCGTCGCGGACCTTCTTGACCTCTCTGCGGGTCTCAGCGGCCCGTGCAGCCACTTTGTTGGCCTTGGCGTAGACAGTGGCCATCAGTACCTCTTGATCGTGTAGTCGACGCGTGCAAGCGCCGGGGAGGAGTCGTAGACGGTGGCGTCTCCGAAGAGCGCCCACCGCTGACCTCTCCACTCGATCTGGGACTGGGCTCCGAGGATCCCGTTCTCTTTGGTGAACGAGCGCGGGAAGCGCATCCGGTAGACCTTCTCGGACTCGAAGCCCTCGTTGTCTTGCTCAGCACGTCGTGCCGACGTACCGGACTGGTTGGCCACCTGGAGCCGTGCGATGGCCGGGATGCCGGTCTTGGACGCCCGCGTGCGCTTGTTGCCGTCGGCGTCGATGACCAGCTCTTCGGGGTAGACGATGACCGGCTGATACCGGGCACCGGTGTCTAGGAGGCTCATTCGATGTACGTCGCCTTCGGCTTGGGAGCCCGCGAGACGTTCCCCCACTCGATGCGCCAGTCGTGGACGCAGACGCAGATCGGAGGATCGGCGTCGTGGTCACACAGGCTGTTGTCGACCTCGTCGGGGGTGACGGCCTGGGTGAACGGCGGATAGACGATCGGAGCGCGGAAGCTGTCGCTGGCGCTCATGTCGGCAGCACGATGTTCGGGGCGATCACTGACATGCGGGAGAGCCGGTTGACGCCCAGCGTCGTCCACTCGTCATCGAGGATGACCAGCTTGCCCTGCGACAGGTCCGCGGAGAGTTGGTAGGTGTACGCACCGTCGGTCTCCGAGAGGTAGCCCTCGGGGTTACGCACCAGGCGCAGAACAGCATCCGCCTCGATGTCGACCAGGTCGGCCTTGAAGGTCGGGCTGGTGGCAACCTTGGTGTCCAAGGTGGGGATGCGGCGCTTGATCATGCGCTCGACCTGTTCCAGTCGGCGCTCGATGAGGGTCATGACCTCGGGCTCGGGCTCCTTGGCCCACAACGTCACTACGTCAGTTGCTGTGGCGTAGGCCATGAGTCACTCCTCAGTCGTTGGCTCCTGCTTGGGAGCGGTTTGCTTTCGGGGCGCGGCCTTTTTGGCCGGCGCTTTGCGAGGGGGCTGGGGAGCCGCGTCCTCGAACATGCCGCTGGCGATCAGCTCCGCGGCGTACTCGGGGTCGACATCCGCGAACCCGCCGTTGACGGTGGATCGGATACGCATGAAGTCCTCTCTGACACCCCGGAAGGGGAGCCCCGAAGGGCCCCCCTCCCGGTGTATGTCAAGTTCGCCTTACGGCGTGTCGACGTTGGTCAGCTTGACGAACGCGTCCTTGTCGTTGCAGTGGAACGCGTACTCAGCCTCGACACGAACCGCGACGAGGTTGTGCTGCCACAGCGAGACGAACTTCGGCACCTCGGGGGTGCCCAGGTTCAGGGTCGCCTGGTCGGTCACGTCGAAGGACAGACCGCCGACCTGGCCCCAGACCACCTGGCGGAAGTCGCCCATGTAGCCGACCGTGGTGCCCGAGGCGACGTGGTCGCTCAGGATGGTCGGGCGAGCGACGATGCGGCCAGCGCGGAACGGGCTGTTCTCTTCGGTGTAGGTGGACTCGATGAACAGCGGACGGCCGTTCTTGTCCTTGGCACCGTTGAGGACCGGCTCCACGATGTCGTCCAGCAGAGTGGCGGTCCACTTCTTGCCAGCGTTCACCAGGAGCGACAGGCCGTTGACGGCCACCGCGTCGTACGCGGTCAGGTCGCCGCCGCCAGCACCGGTAACAGCACCGGGATCCACCAGCGAGACGCTCTTGGTCGTCTGCGCCAGGTAGGTCGGGAACGGGCTGCCGACGCCGTTGAGCGCGGCCTCGTCGAACGCCAGCGCGAAGGCCGTGGCGACCTTGGTCCGCATGGTGCCGATGTAGTTGGCGGGGTTCGCACGGACGGTTTCCGCCGACGCCACGAAGATCGTCGCGATCTTGTGGGGGGCGATCGTCTGCGAGTCCATGTTGCCCTTGGTGATGGGCTTCATGTCGCCTTCACCGATCCACTGCGCCGACACGTCGCCGACCCAGTGCGGGATCTTCTGGCCGGTCGTGCCCATCGGGATCTTCTGGGCGAACTGCTGCACGATGGAGGTCTTCTCGGCCTCGGCGAAGTAGTCCTTCGCCTGCTCGGGCTCGAGGTAGCCCTTGAACATCGTGTCGCCCGTCTGGGCGATCTGAGCGTGATCGACTGCGAATGCAGTGCCTGCTGCCATGATTGGCTATCTCCTTGTGTTGGAAGGGGTTAGGAAATCCCGAGCGTCTGCTTGATCGCGTCGAGAATCGGGTCTCCGTTCAGGGGCATGTCTTCCTTGCGCCCCCCGAAGCCCTGGGTGGGGTCGAACCCGCGAACTGGCTTGGTCTCGAAGCCCCCGATGAGTTCGAGGTTCTTCTTGGCCGATTCGGTGATGCTCTCGGCATCGGAGCCCTGCAGGATCTCCACGAAAGCGCGGACCTTGTCGCTGGGCACCTTGGCGTCGAGCGAGGTCTCGTACTTCTGCAGCAGAGTCCACGCCTTGCCAAGCTCGTTCTCGAGTTCGGTGATGCGAACGTCGCGGGCGGTGAGTTCAGCCGTGTGGGCTTCCTTCGCTGCCGAGACAGCCGCGTCAACGGCGTCCTTCTTTGCGACCCGTGCGGCAGCAGCCTCCTGGCGAAGTTCCTTGACGTAGGACTCGTCGTAGACCTTCGGAGTCTCCGGTGCCTTGACCTCCGGGGTCTCGGCGGCGGGGGTGCCTTCTGGGGTTGCGGTGTCGGACATGTGTTTTCGCCTCCTGGGCATGGTTGTTGTTGAACCCACCTGGGGTTCAGGGGTTACGCAGCGAGTGCGTAGTTGGACATTGAGATTTCGCCGCGCTCAAGGCGGCGTCTGAGAGCGTTGATCGTCTCTCGGTTCTTGTTCTTGGAGCGGGCCTTGCCAGACTCGATGAGCGAGTCGGCTTCCTTGCTGGCGTCGATCCAAAGCTGCTGCGCCCGTAGGGCAGCATCCCTACCGGGCCAGTCCTGCACGTCGAAGACCGGAATGGCTAGGCAGTCACAGCCTGTGTGCCACTCCTCGACATGCTCCTTCGTTGCTTCCCGGAACTTCGCGAGATCCTGACCGGACTCTTCCCAGAGGTCGATCACGGTCTCGTCATCGAGGTTGATACCCGCGCTCTGAGCGGAGCTGTAGGCGAAGTTGCCCTTGTGATTCAGCTCTGCGCCACGGGAAATCAGCATCAGACACCAGGCGCATGTTTCGCGCCCGGTGGCGACCCTCGCCCAGCCCTGCACGATCTGCGGGGCTGGATCGTTCTTGACCGCGCCGATGATCTGTCGGCGACCGGCCATCTCCACTTCGCGCACTGCCGTCAAAGCCGTTCTGGTGACAGCACTTCGGGGGGAGTCGGCCTGCGACATACCTTTCCGCGCTGGCTCCATGTTCTTGACGAACCAGTCCCACTGAAGCTCGCTCCGCAACCTCTCGTTGCGGGGAAGCTCAGGGTGATGGAGTGCTCGCTGGGAGTCATAGAAGGTGCGGCCCAGGTCGGCAGCTTGTGCGTACCGACGCTGGACCTCGGGGAACAACGTCTGCAGGAACCGCGCCCACTCACCGAGAGAGAGCGCGGGCCCCGCGAAGAAACTGGCGAATCGTTGGACGTAGGTGGCAAGCCCCGCAGTGATCACGGCCTGTTGGGCCGCGTACTCCTCCGGGTTCACTTGGCAGCATCACCGCCCTCGATGGCCGGTTGTTCCGGCTTCGGCGGTGCCTGCGGGCTCGGGGAGCCGGGGACCGCGGGGTTCGGGTCGACCAGCGTGCCGATGAGGCCGAGGCCCATCGCGGCCTCTTCCTCGTCCCAGCGGCGCATCTCCTCGCGCTCCATGATCGAGTAACCCATGTCCTTGCGGGCTCGCTCGCGGGGAATGACGCCGGTTCCGTTGGCGTACAGCTTGGTAGCCGCGTCAGCCTTGGCCGCGTACGTCGGAGTCGACGGGTCGCGCCAGATCGTCTCCATGCGGAGCATGTCGGGCGGAACGTCGCCGCCCTTCATCATCCGGTAGGCGATACGCATGACCTGTTCCCACGCTCCACCGAAGATCAGGTTCTTGCGCTCGACCGTCTTCACCAGCCTGGCCTCCGATCCATCGATGGCCTCAGACGAGGCGGGGTTGGCCGAGTTGGTGTTCAGGTAGTGAGGCGGCAGTCCGGTGTACGAACACACCTGGCCCGAAATGGCGTCCAGCGCCGCGACGAAGTTGGCCAGCTCGGCTGCCGAGAACTGCTGGATCTTTCCCTCGGCGTCCTCGAACGCCAGGATGCGAGCGAGGTAGGCGTCGAACAGCGTCTGGCCCGTCTCCGGGTCCACGCCGATCTCTTCGGGCTTGATGCCGAAGATGAGCCTCTGGGGCACACCCATCAGCTCTGCAGTCGCCTGCATCAGCATGAGGATGCGAGCCGCGGCGTCGGTCAGCGACCGAAGCTCTGGGGTGATCTGCGACGTGCCGTACAGGTCCGAGAGCCGGTTCCGGTTGGGCAGCGGTACGACCGGGACGACGCCCAGGCCGTGGGAGTCGTTGAACCACTCCACCCACTCGCCGTCTTGCTTGAACCAGCCGAAGGTGTCGGTAGGGGTGTACAGCGTGGCCGCTTGGACCTCGTTGCCCTCAGCGTCGTAGGCGACTCGAATGGCCTGTGCCACCCGGTTGATCCGGGGGTCGATCTTGGCGTACATCCGCGTGGGAGGCTCGACCCTGATGATCGGGGTGTTGGGATCCCAGCCGATGTCGAGCGTGGGGTCCGGGCGAGAGATGGTGACATACGACCGGCCGTGGACGTAGGCGTCGGTGTAGCCCAGCGGAGCCTCGATGTCGAGGTCGTTGGCCTGCCACCACTGCCACAGCTCTTCGTCAGCCTCGTCGGCATCGCCGAGGCGGAATCCCTCGACGGCCTGGCGCTCCGCGATCGAGTCGACGTAGAGCCGCGGGTATCCGACGTGGGCCAGCAGCGACTGCATCTGCTGCGGGACCGTGACGCCGATGGCCTCCGGCCTGCGCTCAGCCTCGTAGTAGCTGGTGTTGGTCTTGAGGTTCTTCGACGCGTCATCGAACGCCGAGATCATCTCGTCTCGGGCGATTCCGGGATCTGGAATCTCTTCCTGTCCGGGGAGAGGGGCTGTCATCGGACGGCCACCACCCGGCCCGTGCGGGCCTTCTTGCTCATGAGGTAGTCCTGTCTCGCCCCGAACGCGAGGACGCCGCAGACCGCAGCGTCGATCTTCTTGCTGGAGTCCTTGGTGACCTTGCGAATCGCGATGGCGTCATAGGTTGTCGGGTGTCGTTTGGCGTTCAGAACGTGTTGGCGCAGAACGGGATCGCCGTCGTGCCAGACCTCGCCTTCGAGGACCGCGTCCTCGAGTCGCTCGCAGTCGAACGCGAACCTCTTCTGTTGCCCGCGCATGTCGAATGCGACCGGGTTGTTGGGAGAGGCGTTGACCTTGAGCTTCTTCTTGTACGTGCGGCCCCACTGGTCGACGTAGGCTTCGAACTCCTTCACGTCGGCGCGGAACGCGACCACGTCGTAGTGCTTGAACGTGGAATGCACTGTGGCGTCTACGTCTTCGCGAGGAACCTGCCCGCCGTGCTTCTGGGGATCCCAGATCTTGATGACGAAGAGGAAGCCGTCGCTGATGCGACAGCCGACGAGGGCGGTCCAGTCGTTGGACTTCGAACCGTCGAATCCGAGGGCGATCTTCTCGCCGCGGGCGGGCGGCGTGAACTCGTAGCCCATCTTCTCGAGGTACTTCTTGGCGTCGGCGTAGCAGCGGTCCCATTCGCGGGGAGCCAGCCAGGAATCCTCGGAGGCGTTGACCTGGTTGAGGAACTTGCGCCGGGACTCGGTGATCGGGTTCTTGGTCGACAGGATCGACTTGATGATGTCTTCGATCGGCAGCCATGTGCTGTCGCCGCGGGCGATCAGCAGACCCTCGCGGAGCTTCTGGATGCCCTTCTCGAATCCCTCGGGATCTTCCTTCTGCGAGGGGATCTCGGAGATCGGCGTATCGGCCGGTGCCTCGAGTGCGTCGTACATGAGGCCGGTGTCCACGTCCTCACCGGACTGGATCTTCTGGTAGGAGACGTAGGCCAGCTCGCCGACGGTCTCGGTGCCGGGGATGTGGGCGTTGCAGATCGAAAGCGTGCGAGCGCCTTCGACTTTGGTCATGTTGCCTTCGATGGTTTCCGCCATCGAGTGGCCCTCGTTGACCTTGCCGTCCGGTCCCTGGCCCCACCACTGCGTCTCGTTCTGGACGACGAAGGTAGGTCGGTTACCCTCCATCGATGCTGGCGAGGATGTTGCGGCCTCGATGCGACCGCCGCCCTCGGCGTAGATGATGAAGCGGTTGACCTCGAGCTTGAACTCGGCCTTGAGCTTCTTGGAGATCATGACCGGGAACAGCGAGAACGTGTTCTTGGTCTGGTCCTGGCTGACGGCGGCGACCGTGACCCACGGTGCGGGTCGGCGCTTGCCTATGGCCTGACCGGTCTCATCGAAGTGCGAAAACGCCACTGGGCCACAGAGTTCCGCGAGGCAAAGCGCCGCGGTGAACGGGTCTTTGCCCCAGCCCTTGAGCCGGCGGATGACGCCTTCGCGGTAGACGTACTGGCCCTTCTCGTCTACGGCGTACCACCAGAGGACCAGGCGTACCTGCTCGTCGGTGGGGATGAACATGTTCTCGTTGTCGAGCAGTCCCGCTTCGGACAGCTCGATCAGAAATCTGAGTCTGGCTGGATCGTCATGCCCGCCAGGGGTATTGACGTACTCGGACAGCCACTTCAAGACGCCCCAACCGAGGGTCATCTTGGGATCGGGCAGATGCCATTCCCCGTCGACCGTCCTCTGCCATGACGGGCCGATGATGTGCGGAGGTGACGGGGCAAGCTCCGGGTGGTGATTACCGAGGCTCACCCCGCCTCCTTCCTGGTGTATGTCAAGCCGAGGCCGCGATCCTTCGCAACCTGGCTTCCGCGAGGTCGCGGAGGTGCTTGATGCCGTACTCGTAGTAGGTCATTCCGGTACCTGGGCACTCGGCGACGTGATACGTGACGTGCGGCTTGGTGGGTGGGTTCTGGGCGATGAACATGCCGCCGCGCCAGATGGCGCTGAACGCGGCCGGGATCTCCACGAACGGGTTCTTGACCAGCTCGCCGAACTGCTCGAGGAGCGAGTCGACTCCGGTGAACCGGGAGAAGACCGCGTTGAAGATCGCTCGTTCCATCTCACCGCTCTGGCCACCGGGACAGGTGGTGTAGAGGTCACCCTTCTGGGCCAGGTTGATGACGCCAGCCTGGGGAACCTCACGGTTCGGATCGATGCCTTCGCCGCCAGGGTTGACGTTCCCGGCGTAGTCGTCGCGAGGGCGCATCGGGTTGCCGATGGCAACGCCGCCGACGATCTGTCCGCGCAGCTTGCCCGCCCTGATCCGGTTCCTGATCCGGCCACCGACGCAGCTCCCTTGGGAGTAGTCGATCCACACGATCGGGCCCGGAACGATGTTCGGGTCGCTGATGAGCCGGATCTGTTCTGCCTCACCGGCATCCACAGAGTGGTTCATCGGAACCGCGGTCGCGGGGTAGTTGCCTACTGGCTGCCACTGGTACAGGTCGAGCATGCGCCGCGCCATGTCGGCTGGGTATCCAATACCGAATGGGTCGGCTTGGCCGGTGCCGTGGGTGGTCAGCAGCGTGGGCTTGAGGCCCAGGCGGTGCAGGTCGGCGTCGGAGACCTCGCCGGTCGGCCGCTGGCCGGTGCGGAGCTGGTACTCCTTCTGGACCTTCTCCTCGTCGTTGCCGAAGTACCAGTCGTTCTTGAGCTTCTGGCCGTCGACTCCGAGGGCGTAGGCGGGAAACCTGGTCAGCATCACTGCCGTCCAGGCCCCCACCATGAGTCCGTTGGAGCCCTTCTTGAGGCTCATCGGTCGTAGGGCAGCAGAGCGGCGTTGTACTGGGCGCTCCACGCCCTGGTGTCGACGCTGTTGAGGATCTGGCTGGCCAGCGGGCCGAGGTTGATCGCGTTGGCGGCGATCTGCACGTCCGAGAGGACGTTGCCCATCGTCTGCGTGACCTGGTCGACAGTGGCCTGCGCGGCGTCACGCGCCGCGATGACCTCTTCGATGCCCTTGGTGATCTTGTCCGCAGGCGGGGTGTCGTCGCGGTTCGGGGTGCCGAACGTCGCACCGCCGGCCGTCAGGGCGGCACCGAGGCAGCCCAGGATCTCACCGAGGCTCAAGACCGACAGGTCCGGGCCACCGGCCGCGACCGCTGCCGCGCCGAGACCGGCTGTGACAGCGGCCATCACGGCCTTGGCGATTACGGGGAATGTGTACTTCATCGTGCTCCGTTCGCGGCGAGATACGCCTTGAGGATTTCGGGGTTCGTTGCCTCGAGTTCGGCGAGCTTGCGCTTCGCGTGATCGACGGCCCACTGGTCCTTGACCACGGACTGGCCTCTGGCCAGCTTCACGATCCGGTCCAGCTCGATGAGGTTCCCCGACCGTGCGGCGTCCTCGACGTGGCGCTGGTGAAGCATCCCGTCGTCGTTCTTGATCAGCTCATGGAGCTGCCAGCGAGGGTTGTCGGAGTCGCGGTAGATCGACTGCGACGGAATCGAATTGAAGAGGCACGCGTGGATCTCGCGGATCATCTTCTGAATGACTGGATCAGCCAATTCGTCGTCTCCTTGTGGTTCGGTAGGCACCAGGCCAGCGGCGAGCTGCTTCGCGTCTTCGCGGCCGGGAATTCCAGCGCCCCAGTCGGATCCGCTTGGGTTGCGGATGAAGATGCGTGCGGCGACGATCGCCTGCTGCTGCGGGGTAGCGAGTCGCGGGCTAGCCGCGAACTGCGTTCCGTTGTGCGCCCGCCATGTCTTCGGGGTGATCTGGAAGAGACCCTCGGCCTCGTTGCCACCCGAGTTCACGTCGATGATCTGCTGGATGATCGTCGGGTTGCCGCCCGACTCGCGCATGATGAGATGCGCCCAGGCAGGGCTCGGCGAGGTCCACCGGTTGTTTGGCAGCGCGGTGAGCGGCACCGTCATCTCTGACGACGTAGGTGCGTCCTCGAGCTTGGCGTCGAGGTACCAGAAGTCGTGGAACATCGGGTCGTTCCAGGCCCGTGCGTCGTCGTAGAGATCAACGCCGCCGCCTCCGTGGGACTCCCAGTCGACGCCGCGGTCGGACATCTTCACCGGGCCACCGGGGATGTCCATCGTCATCAGCGTGCAGGCGGTGTGCGAGTTGACCCCGCCGCCGCCGTGCTGGAGCCCGACGAGCATGACCGGCTTTAACGGCAGAGCCGCGGGCCCGCCCGGAGGCATGCGCTTGAAGCCCAGGTCGTAGACGATCTTGTGGTCGAGCCGGAAGCTCTCGGTGGAGCCGTAGCGGTTACCGGACCAGTCGGTGCGGCCCATGTACCAGGCCGCGGTTTGCAGCACCAGGCCAGAGCAGTCAGTGGACCGACGTGGGTCGTCGGTGAACGCGCCGCCGTAGGCGTACGGAAGGCCGTTGCGGGCTCGGGCCATGTCGTGGACCCACTGCGCCCGCTGGCGGGTCACGACGGCCGTCATCAGACGCCCAGGAGCTTCGCGAGCACCGTCAGGACAACGTCATCGACCTTGCCGGGGATGTGCTTCGAGATCTCGTCCAGCAGCTCGGGATGCTTGCGGAGGTAGCTCACGCCGTACTTGAGAATGAGCGCGAGGAGCTTGCCTTGGATGGCAGACATGGGATTCCTTCCGGGTGTATGTCAAGTTGGAATGCCCGTTGCATTCAGTCGGGGAACGGGCACGAAAACCGAAGGGGGACACCCTCTTTGGTAGGGGACCGCCGCAAGTCTGTGACCCGTTCAGTCGGTGGGTCAGGCCGAGCACCCGGAGGTGCTGATGTTTAGTAGGCGCGAATCGCCGCTAGGCCGCGACCGCCCTTGCCGCCAGAGCTGCCTAGGAACGGAACCAAGGTGCCTCCTCGGCCACCGCCGCCAGGCACGTCGCCTGCCGAGCCGCTGCCGCTCGTCACGGCTGCGCCGCCGACGTACGACTGGCCGCTGAGGGACACGTCCTTGCCGCCGTTGGCATTACCGTCTCGGGCTGCGCCGCCGTTCTGGCCGCTGCCGCCCCATCCACCGCCGTTCTGACCGCCCGGTGCCGTAAGACCGAACGATCCGGCGATGATCGACGTTGACGCGCCGTTGCTGCCGCTTCCGGGAGAAGCGCCGCCTCCACCACCTGAGCCGCCGTCTCCGACGAGCACGTTGATCGAGGTCAGAGACCACGGGATGTCGACGCCGCGAACGAGAGTGCGCCACACCCAGCCACCGCCCTGGCCACCGCCACCTGAGATGGCCCAGCCGCCGCCTGCGCCGCCGCCGCCTCCTCCGAGGAGCACGATGTCGAGGAGCGAGCAGTCTGCTGGGATCGAATAGGTGAACGAGCCGACCGTGGTGTAGGTCTGGGTTACCGGTGTGAACGGAGGCCAGACCAGGTTGCTGCCGAGGTAGATCTTCGTCGGGGTAATGGTTCCGAGTCGGTATGCGATCGGGGTCAGGGATCCGAACTGAATCGCCATGCCCTACCCCGTGATCACGTAGAACGTCGTCGCCACCTTCACCGGCAGCGCGTTGTACGCGGCCTGGGTCATCGCCCGGAAGTCGAGCACGGTGCCGTCCGAGGATGGGGTGCCTGACGGCCCCTGGACGCCCTGTGGGCCCTGGATGCCTTGCGGGCCTGTGTTGCCCTTAGCTCCAGCCGGCCCCTGCGGGCCGGTATCGCCTGCGGGCCCCTGTGGGCCCTGAATACCCTGTGGGCCACGAAGACTCGCGAGCCACTCAGCCTCGGTACCTTCGAAGCCCTCTTCGAGAGCGACCTGATACGCGGAGTACCCAAGCGGCCCTTGCGGGCCGGTATCGCCCTGCGGGCCTTCTGGCCCTCTCGGGCCTGTGGCTCCGGTGAGCCCCTGCGGACCTGTCTCGCCTTGGTCGCCTTTGTCGCCCTTCTGGCCGACTGGTCCTTGGATGCCCTGGATGCCTTGTGGGCCTTGGGCTCCCGTGTCGCCCTTCGGTCCTGTTGGACCGACCGGACCTTGAGAGCCGGTGTCGCCTTTCGGGCCTTGCAGGCCGGTGTCACCCTTCGGGCCTTGTGGGCCGGTGTCGCCGGTATCGCCTCGGGGGCCTGTGAGACCTGTGGGACCGATCTGACCTTGCGGGCCTCGCGGCCCGACTGGACCCTGCGGCCCTTCGGGGCCGCTGACGATCGCACCGTCGGCCTCGGCTGGCCAGCCGCCTTCGTAGCGGTAGAGCAGACCCGCTGCGATCCAGACCTCACCGTCCGGTACGGACGCGGGTAGATCGGCGTAGTCGCTGACTTGGCCGTCGATGTGGATGCCGTCGCCCTGCGGGCCCTGCGGCCCAGGCGGTCCTTGCGGGCCTGGGAGCGCCATCAGGTGGCCGCTACGCCGTCGCGGCGTAACGACTCCCCTCGGCTTCGCGTCGGAGACCGACTGCAGATGTGCGTGGAGACGCTCTTCGGTGACCGTGACGCTGCCGACAGGTTGCTGAGGGACTCCGACCACCGACCCGGTGGGGGAGCCAACGTAGGAGACTGCAGGCTTACCGTCCGGTGGGGAACCTCGAAGCTGCATCAGCCCAACCTCTGGACCGTTCCGCGTGCGATGGGGTCGCCACCAGCCTCCTCACCGTCTGCGAGGAAGACCAGTTGCCACCTGACGCGCTCTGCGATCGTGTCGGCCTCTTCGGACTCGACCTTCAGCGAAGCGACCGAGTCATCGATGTCGAAGTCCCAGATCGTCAGCGGATGCTTGCCTGGCTCTTCGACGGTGACCGTGATGGCCTTGTCTGCACCGACCAGGTTGGTGATGTCTGCTGTCGAGGCTGGAATCGGTTGCAGTGCAAGCGATCCAGTGAACTCGATGTCGTAGGTCCGGTTCCAGTAGAAGTCGGTGGAGACCGTGTTCACCGCGCCTATCAGGCCAGCAACGCCGTTGAAGAAGCTCTTCACCGCGGCGCTGGTCACGTCGACCGCGAAGGTGACGACTCCTACCTCATCGAACGAGCGCCGTGAGGTCACCTTGAGCGTGAAGTTCAGCGTATCGGTGACGGTCATCTCGACATCGACGCCCAGTAGCTGGTCGAACGTGTCGAAGAAGTCGTTCGCGGCCTTGTTGATCGTGTTGACCAACTGCTCGGTGAGCGGCTTGCCTGAGTTCAGGTTGAAGTGCAGCGTCCACGCGGGGTACAGCGAGACCGGGTACACGATGCCGTTCCCGGCACCGAGGGCCGCGTCGACCGCGTCCTGAAGGTCGCCAGCGAGTCCCTGCGGGTTCTGGGACACGTCGTTGTAGTCGATGGCCGGGGTGTCGACCCCGTTGAGCTTGAGGGTGTACGAGCCTGCCGTTGCCCCGGTGACGTAGACCTTGTGAAGCGCGTTGTGCTCGCCGCCGGTCTGCAGCTCGAAGAACAGTCGGCCGGCCGGGTATGCGATCGGGTCGCCGTTGGCGTCGAGGTTCTCGAACGTCCACTTGAAGTCACGCCCACGCCAGAGGACGAGAGTGTCGGCGTCAACGCGAATGCCGATGTCGGCCAATGTGTTTCCTTTCAGGGTGGGGAGTGTCAACCCCGGAGGGAGGAGCTACTGGTAGCGGCAGTGCTCTAGAAACCCCCTCCGGGGGACCATCTACCCTCCGCTCGCCTGAGCTTGGGCGAGGCGCTGCTTGAGCATGTCGGTCATGTCTACGACCTTCCCGGCTGTCGGGTCACCGGGGTTCCGCTCGATCTCGAGCCGAACTCGTCGTCGGTCGCCTTCTGTCAGCAGCAGCGAGGAGAGCATTTGGTTGATGGCAGTGAGTTTCATCGCGCCCATCGGCTTGCCGTATTGGCGGGATGCGATCAGTTCTTGGTTCAAGGTGTAGAGGGTGAGCTTGGCGTAGGTCCAGTCGGTCGGCTCGTAGTACTTCACGGCCGCGGAGTTCTTGATGGACTCGTACATCTCGGTGATGAGCGGATGTGTCTCACCGTCGTAGCTCACGTCCCCAAGTTCGGGGATCTGTACCGGGCCGATCACCTGGACCGTCTCGGTAGGGCTCTCGGGCGCGTTGCGCCGAACCCGCTCTTCGTCTCGTTTTCCGATGGGGCCTCGGGTGCCCACTTGACCTCCTGGGTCTAAGAGCAGGCTCCTGGCCTGCTTTTTATCGACGCCCAGGATGGCGTTCGTCGGGGCGCTTCCTCCGGGCTCTGAGTTCTGCCTTCCGGGCGTTGCCCTCGGCGGATGATTTCTTCGCGTGACACCTGTGGCAGACCGCCTGCAGGTTGGATCGCGAGTGGTCGTTCCCACGCTTGATGTGGTCGACTTCGGATGCCACGCCAACGCAGCCGTTCCACTGCAGCTCGCAGATCCAGTTGGCATCCCGAAGGACCGGGAGCCTGTAGTTCAGCTCCCAGTCCGGGGGAAGGTCATACCGGCGTCTCGAGGACGCCCAGCTCATGGTGCCTCTGTCGGCTCCCCGATCGGGGTGGCTCCATCGAGCCGGAACGGCCGGCCGTCGTCAGTCAGGCCGTAGTGCTCGACGTACTCACCTGTGGCCTTGTCGACCGTGACGAACGGGCCGTCCTGGTCCGAGATCCACAGGCGGTCATCGTCATTGCGTGCCGGGTAGACCATCGCGTAGGGGCCGCAGACGAGCTGGTACGCCGTGTCGTTCTCCCAGCCCCAGGTGGCGACCTGGAAGTCGGCCTCGGCCGGGTACAGGTGGGCGCGGTTGTCGAACACGATGCCTCGAGCCTGCTCGAACGTCACCATCAGATCGGCCTCCTCGCCCATTTCACTGCCGCTTCGTAGATCGCCTTGAACTCTGGTTGGTCGGCGTACTTCTTCGGGTCGTAGCCTCGGCCGGATCGGATGTCGTCCCATCCCTCGAGGAACACCTGGCGGATGGGCTCACCGAGCTTGTATCCGCGCCGTTGCATCTCCGCGGTGACCTCCCGGCGCAGCGGAGCGTTGATCTCCTCTGGCGTGCGGTTGCGTACCCACTTCGACAGGTCTTCGTGCGGGTTCAGGTGGTCGACCCGGACGATCGCGGTGTTGTGTGCCCACTCCGATGCGTTGTTGACCCACGACGGGCCAGTGTCCCACTGGTTGGGCTGGCCGTCGATGAACCGTATCTCACCGTCGCGCTTCTCCCAGTTGAAGATGTGACCGCCGCCGCCCTCCCAGGACGTGCGGATGAGCCCTCGGGCTCCCTCGGGCCACTGCGCGGCTCTGAGGTTGATTTCGTCGAGGATGCTGTCGCGTTTTCCGGGGAGGTAGTCCCACTGAGCCGGGTTGCCGTGCTCATCGACCCACTTCGCGGACGACATGTGGGTGTAGTTGTCGTTGACGTTCTCGGGCTTCGGCAGCGCAGTTACGTCGTAACCGCGGGCCCGCATCTCGACGGTGGCCGCACACCTGGTGCAGTTGATGTTCCACTGGCGATCAAGGTTGGGATCGTCGTTCCGCTCGTTCCAGCGCGGGTTGACCGCCGCGATGTTGTCGGCGCGGCGCTGGTCTGTGTCGAGGCGCTTGTCGGACTTCTGGAGCAGGTTGTCTGGCCACGGCTTGGGCTGAGTCGGCAACTGGCTTCCGCCACCACCGGAGCCGGATCCGCCGCCTCCGGGGTTCTTTACGCCACCGGTTGAGGCGCTTGCAGAGCCTTTGCCCTTTCCGCCGCCGCCTCCACCGCCTCCAGATCCACCGCCTCCGGGAGTCGGGGCCCCGCCTCTGCGGGCTCGGCTGCCTCGCCCTGTTCCGGGACCGCCTCCGCTCCCTCCGCGCTTGCCCATCCGGCTTCAACCAGCTTTCGTCGTCTGTCCCAGAAGGTCGGGTACTCCCGGACCTCGGGAAGGTCTATGTCGTCGCAGAATCGGAGCCGCCCGTAGACCAGAAGGGTCTTCGGCTGAGTTCTCCAGACGAGTTCTTGCACGCCTCGGGTGAACAGCTCGCGATCCTCTTGCTTCGATCGGAGCGTCAGGCAGGAAATGGCGACATTTCCGCCAACCGGCAGGCCGTCAAAGCAGAATTCGTATGTGTCCGGTCGGCCCCAGCCGACCGTGGGAATTACCTCGATCCCCTGCGATTGCCAATACGCGCCACACCAGCGGCTGCGGTAGGTATTCCAGACCTGCGCTACACGCGGCATTTCTCGCCACACGCTGAAATCGGGCGTCAGAGCGGCCCCAACTGCTTGCACGCGGGGTAAAAGGCGCTCGGGGGACGACCAGACGGTCTCGAATCGGTAATCGTCAAGGAAGAAGTGGAGTGCGCCGCCCGAAATGGCGGCGTATTCGCGATGGCGTGGCATGTTCCACGCCGCGAGGTTGGCCGGAACGAAGTCAGACGGCCGAAGATCGGGGATGTCGTGCGGCGACGTGCTCGGGAACGTCATCCGCAGGTTCAGAACGTCGAACTTCCCCGGCTGAGTGCTCCAGTAGGCACTCGAGCGAGTGCCATACACAGTTGAGCCACCCCTCTATAAGCCGCGCCACTGGGCGCGGCAGAAGATCCGGCGGTTGCCGGATCAATAGAACCGGCCCTCAAGGCCGGTTATTACTTCGAGCGCCCTGGTGGGCGCTCTTAGAGAGCCGCCTTAAGCGGCTCTTATCGGGGCCCTTGGCCCCTCTATTAATAGGGAAGGTGACACCTTGACATCCACCTACCGTACAAGTGGCGTAGATCACCCCAGGAGGTACTCGTCGTCGTCCCACGGCTCGTAGATCTCGGCGTCCCAGCCGCCTCGGGCGGCGATGCGGATGAGTTCGATCGCCCCAGCGAGCGTGTTGATGATCTTCATGCTGGGTACTCCTTCGATGGAACCTGACACCCCGCCGCCCATGAGCGGCAATTCACCGACGGCGGGGGTCAGGGGACTGAGAGTTGAATACATGTCTGGTTAGCCAACCCTTCGTGGTTGGTTAAACTCGCGGTCGCGTCAATTACATCCCGCGAACCTTGTGACATGCCTCTCGTTGGCTGTGGGCCTCTGTGGCGAATCGAGGGGTACAACCCCCTGCTGGGGGCTGATTCTTTGCTCCTGGGGGCGCACAGAGCCCGTGTGAGGCGCTCCAGCGCCGGCCTCGAGTTCCGATCGACTTGGAAACCCGTACAGGATGGGGCAGCCGCA